CTTTGTGACCCCGCCGCCTGGATTAGGCCATCTAAGAGTTCCAGTTCCAGTTCCGGTTTCACTCCCCCCTAAAGGGGGGAGTGAAACTGAAACTTGGAACTACGGAAACTCTCAGAGTTTTGGCGCTTAATCTATCAATAGGCGGAACTCGAAAGTGGAACCGGAACTAATCCTCAAGCAAAGCCTTTTGCATGTTCTTAATTTGCTTGCCGTCACCATGGGAGGCCATGGCGAAGATTCCCAGGTCTGAAGCCGCTTGCTGTTTCCCCCTTCGAGTTGCGAGCCACGAATAGGCCCGCAACCTTCTAGGCGTGTACGTCCATACATCGGCGGGGTTGTGCCCTTGGCTGATCAGGAACTCAATGGCTACGGCTAGTTCCCAGGCTGGCCCTTCGAACCATCTCCTAAACCGGCCGCCGCTTTGAGCCCTGCCAGCCCTTCCAAAAAAGGGTTGAGGCCCCGCGGGAAGGTCAGCTCAAAGATCGCGCGTAGCAGCTCTGTTTGCTCTTGAACCGTCAAGCCCGCGGCGGCTTGCTCGTGCTCAAGGCTAGGGTTGCCAGTCCCGGCCGCGATGATAGAGGCTATCGCCTCAGGAACAAGCTGCAAGAGGTCGTCAACGGTAAGGCTGATCGTTTTACCGGACAAGACCTCTTGCAGTTGAGGGAAGCGGCGTAGGAGGGAGGCGACTCCTAACGCGCTTACCCCATAGACCGGGATCGCGTTTCCGCGAACGTCCACGGTCGTACTCAAAGGAGCTATGTCGAGAAGGCTAACCATCAGAGGTCAACCCCCTCAACGCGAAGCTCGGATTCGGTTGAAAGCGTCGTCATGGTAGCGGTTCCGAACACGCCAGCGGTGGCGAAGACTTCGGCCGTCAGCTCCATTTTGTTCCACTTGTCGTCAATGAGCGCCAAGGCCGCCGACGGCTTGATGCCTACCCGCGGAAAGACGAAGTTCCAGCGCGGGCCTACGTCGTTCGTGCCGATAATCTCCAGCTTGCCGTAGCGCATGTTTTCGCTAAGCACGCTGATCGTGAACTCTCCAGCTGTGTTAACGGATTCATGACCGACAAGAGCAAGAGCCACGTTCTCAGGGTTGAACTCTTCGAACGACATCTTGATTTCAGCCGCCTTCTCAGTGATGACGGTAAGATCTTTTGTCTTGATGCCGGTCATGCTCGAATAGTGGTCAAGCGCCGTGATCTTGATATCAAGCTCGGCTTGGGAGACGTTGCCAACTTGCCGCCGATCCCCGCCTTCCACTGGCGTAAAGTACAGAACGCCCTTAGGTATCTGGTAGTTAGCCGGGTTTGGCGAAGTAAACTCAATTTCAGTGGGTGCGGTCAAGATACGTCTCCTTTACGTTCTGTGAGTGTAGACGAAGCGAAGGTGCAAATTCATTTCGCCGGTTAGAGTTCTACCGGCTCCTAGCGCGGTAGTGCAGCCCTCGTAGCGGATGTCTTTATTATGCACTAGCCCGATAAGCTGCGCATCATTTGAAAGGGCGCTCAAGACTACATCGCGAAGACCGTTAAGCGCCGGGCCTACAGTGGCGGGGTTTCCCTCGACTAGGAGCCAAATCTCCGGCCTCATCGCCATGAGCGTTGGGGCGTTCGGAAAGCGTCCATGCCCGAAAGCTTGCGTGTCTTCGTGCGCCTCTTCATCTCCGTCTAGGAGCGCCACGATAGGGCACATAGAGGCCGTGTAGTCTACTGCGTTCCGCACGACCTTCCCGCCAGTGCCAGCGGCTTCTAGCACCGCTAGAATGCGGCTTAGTATCTTCTCGCGAGCGCTCATTGCAGCTGCCTCAACACAAGATGAAGCTCACCGGCTCCGAAAGGGGTAGGAACCTGGAAATACTTCGTTACTGTCCAAGTCGCGCCGTTGAAGGTGACGGTAGCGTTTAGGATCGTGTCATAATCCGAGACGCCATTGCTTTGCAGCTCGCTAACCCTCACATAGCAGGCCGGGTCTATATCCGCGAAATGCGCTTCTCCCGCGTGGCCTTCCATCTCCGCTGTGTGGTCTATAACAGTGCAGGTCACTTGTTCCGTGATACCGGGGAAGCTGAAGACCCCCGCCACGCCGAACACAGCGTAGTTAGCATCTAGGCTAAGCGCGAAAATGTTAGCCATTAATGAGCCCCATAACTTTCTCATAGAAGAGCTGGTTAGCGAGCCGGGCTTCCGGCAAGGCCTCAGGGAAGCTAGCAAGCTTCGCCTGTCTCCAGCCGGAAACGTCCGTTACCTTTATGCGCCATTTATAATCAAAGAACTTCGAAGAGTAGGCCCCGACTATTGCGACCTTCCGGCCAAGCAACGCTGCCCAGTAAGCTCCGTGGTAGGAGTTCGTTACTACGGTTTCAGCGGACCCTAGGAAGTCTAAAACTTTCTCAATCTTGCCGGAGCGGTTAGTCATGTGGTGCAGCCCGGTTTGAGGTATCGGCATGTGCCCGTTGAAAAACCCCACAGCTTCGCGCGTGGCCTCGTAGGACTTGTCGAAGCCGGGATGCATGCAGCTTGAGCACGGAACCCAGTCAGCGCCCCTAGGCATGGACTTAAACCAGTCCCGGATTCCGAGAAGCGCCAGATCGTTCGGGTAAGGGTGCGGGGTTTTAGACCTGCGTGTTATGCCTCGAATGGTGCGGCCGATTCCCCAGCCAATCTTGTAGCGCGCTCTTATCCTTTGATGAACCCCGTAGACTGCCATGTTGCCAGCAATGGCCCCGCCTCCGAAGACTGCAACATCGTATTCGATATCCGGGAAGACGCTGTAGAGGTCGAAGAGCCGCCCGTCTTTTTGATCCGAAAATTTGAAATAGAAATAAGGAGCGCTCATGATATCGCCGATATTCGAGATTTTAAGGTGATGAATATATGCTATTTTCACGTTAGCGCTCCTTACACTAGCTGTTGCCGTTCCCCAACTTCGACAGCTAGTTAATCGATTGAACCCGTTACGAGAATCTGCGGCCTTGTGCAAATAGGAAGCGGGTTCTGCTGAGTGTGCAGGTAGAAATTGCGGTTGAACTTGAGATCGGGCGCAATCTTGGCGTAGCGAGGAAGGCCTAGCGTGTTGACCGTCTCCATGAAGTCGGCTGGCGCATAGTATTCCGCGTAGAGGCCTGGAACATCTACGGGAAGGAACTGCACTTTCTTGCTCGCAATCGCGACTTCCGAGTTGTCATCTGAACCGCGGTAGTTTTCCCAGAAAATGCCGCCGTAGTAGAACACTCCGAAAGCGTAGGACTCGCCTAGCATTTGTTCGGCCTTATCCCAGTGCTCAAAGGTGCGTGCAACTGCGATAGACGACAACACCGCGTCAAAGACTTCATCCGAGCACAGAGCCCAAACCTTGGCGCTTCCCGGCCATGGCGATTTGATGTTGCGCTTGATGAAGCGGATGATCTGTTGGCAAGTAGCGCGCAAGGCTACGTCATTGTAGACTTCGGTTTGCGAGTGCCCAAGAACCCCGGTTAGGTCGAAGTTTTCGGGAGCGCTCACGCCAAAGAAGTTAAATAGGTCAAGGAGAACCGCGCCGGTCGAATCCACAACCTTGCCTTGAATAGCGCCAAGGCGAAGGTGCTCAAGGGTCATATCGTGGCGGCCTGCGATCTTCGTAAGCTGTTGGTCGATCATGGCCTCAGGGCCACTCATGACGTTTTCAGTTCCGAAGAGCCGCAAGTTTTGGAGCATTGAGACAGGGATGTCCTGTTCAAGCTTAATTTGCGGAATGGTGACGCTCTTCAGCGTTGCGAGGTCGCGGACCTCTTGCGGAGCCGGGGCTTGCCTGTCTGTGACCGGGATCAAGGTCAGCGCGCGGTTGATGTATTCAAGCGCAACGTTAAGCGTCGCTACGCCCTCGCCAACGCCCTGAAAGCAAAGCTCCCCGACGCGGCTAGGGATATGGTCGATCCTGTTGATTGCCGCCGTCAGTGTGACAACTGAGAAGGCGTCAAGGTTAAAAATATCTAGCACGTCCGTACTTTCCTTTTCTGCGATTAGCGAACGATGATGAAGCTCTTAGCGAGCGCCGCGACTACGGCAGCCTGTTCAGTTGCCGAGATGCCGGACGGGTAAATGAGAAGAGCCCCGTTAACCTCGGCAAGCCGTGAGATGTAGGGAACCCCCGCGATTTCCGCGTTCTGCCCGGTTGCGTCGTTTGAGGAGTCGTGCGGCCCGAGCAAAATCCCCGCAATGGTGACTGTGCTGAGAAGAGCCCCGCCAGTGTCGAAATCAGTGAGCGCCAGCGGTGCGAGTTCGTTGCCGTCAGTGTGGCTATGATACTTGAGCACCGTGCCGTCTTGAAGTGCGTGACCGATTTCCAGGTTAGTAGCGTCGCGAGATATCCGGCCGTGACCTTCGCTCACGATAAACTCGCCCGTTTTCCTGGATTCGGAATAACTCAGAGGTTGTTGAAGGGTCATATCAGTTTTTTACTCCGGTAGGTTAGGCGCGGTTGTTGAGTTCTTCGGCGATCTTGTCGTAGTCGATAAAGCCGCTCGGCACAGCTTGACCTCGCTTGCGATTCCAGTTTGCCCAGATCGCGCGGAAGTTCAGCGTAGCCGAGGGCTTGCCTTGGTTTGCAGGTTGCGAGCCGCTAGGAGCTGAGACGTTCAGTTCCGGCGAAGCCGAAGAGTTGGCCAACAGCAGGGCTTTTACTTCGCCAGCGGTCCGGCCTTCTGCGAGGTAGGTAGCCGCCAGCTGAGGCTTGCCCGCGAGCTTGCAGAGCGAAGAAATCTCTTCAACCCGCGCCTTAGATTCCGCCTCAACGCTTGCGCGGATCTCAGCTTCGAGCCTCGCACGGATCACAGCCTCGCTATCAGCCAAGGCGAGGTTTTCAGTTTTAGTAGTCAAGGTTTTGATCTCCTTTAGTGATGGCGGCGTGCCTTTAAACTTTGACAGCCCCGCGCAAGCCGCGATTTGAACGGAGTCTGTAACTTGATCGCAAAGGCCATATGCGTAAGCTTCGCCAGCGCTCAGCCAAGTTTCTTTAGACATCATATTCAATATAACGCTTTCCGGTAAAGAAGATTTACCGGCGTAGATATTGGCCATTGCTTTCGTAAAGCTTCCAAGCGCCTCAGCCGCTGCAAGCAAATCTTCGCTATCGCCGCCGGTGAACGTGAAGGGGTTGTGAATCATCAAGAACGTGTTGCTCGGCATGACAACCGGGTTTCCAGCGCACGCAATGAGCGAGGCGGCACTTGCGGCAACTCCGTCCACTACGACCGTAACGGGCCTGTTGAGCGCCTTGACGCAGTTGTAGATTGCTAGGCCTTCGAACATATCCCCGCCGGGGCTGTGAATCCGAAGACGGACTTCAGCGGGCGACGCGGCGGCCAAGGTTATGAGGTCTTGCCGGAATTGAATAGCGGAAACCCCGCCGCCGCCGATCTCACCGTAGATAGTCATTTCGCCAACGCCGTTAGCCGCCATTCTCGGCTGATACCAGCAATCTACCCCGCGCGAAGGCGGGACGGCTTTAGTCTTGCTCATTTTCCTCAGAACCTTTCTTTTCCTCAGGCACGCTTTCCAGTTGTTCGGGCGTAGGGTCAGTTGGCGGAGTCCCGACAATATTCGGCCTAACCGGAAGCGGGTTGAAGTCTATTCCCAGCTCCGTGGCCCTTGCAGCATCCGCCGCGATCTGAGCGTCTACGTCATCGGGGTCGTCACCCTCTTCCATGATGACAGCGCTTCGGGACTTGAAGCCCGCGTCAACCGCTAGCTTCTCGGCTTGCCGGTCTTTGAGCGGGTCAATCCAAGGCCATTTCGGCGCAATCCAGCGCGCTTTAAGTATATCCGTGCGGTTAGCGAGGTACTTCGCCGGGCTCCACGGGAGAGCGCCAACTAAGGCCGCTGTATCAAGCACGTCGCGCCAAATAGGCTTACAGAACTGAAAGATCATGACGTGCTTTTGCATCTCTTCGATGCGCTTCCTGAACTCGACTTGCCCGGCCCGAATACTGCCATAGTTTGCGCGCCGTAAGTCTCCGGTCAAGCTCATATAAGGAACGCCAAGGCCCGCGGCGGCTCTCATAAGCATACGGTATTCAAAGGCCTCGTATTGCTGGCCAACTTCAGCGGGGTTGCTGAACTTGATGTCTTCGCCGGGCTCCAAATCGATAACCGCGCCGGGCTCAAGCCCAAACTGTTCTTGGTTGCGCGTGTCGTAGTCGCCTCGATATTGCGGGAGCACCGCGCCTAAAGGGTGATCGCCGGGCTCTTCGCCGCGCGGGCGCGTTACGAAGGCTGCAAAGAGCGCCGCGGTTCTCTTTCGCTCAAGCTCTGCATTGTCGTAGAGATTGAGCATTGCAAGCGTGACCATGGCGGCCAAGGTGCGGGGTATTCCTCGAATCTGACCGGCGCGGACAGGGTAGAAGATGTGAATGATTTCATCGGCCGGAATAGGCACTAGCCACGTTCCAGGGAACATCAGGGGCATTGTGTTATAGCCAGGATGATTCCGGTAGAAGTGATAAATGACCGGCCTTCCCATGCTGTTAAATTCAATGCCCATCTCGATACGATTCAGGCCGGGACCCCCTATGCGGTTCCACTCGAAAGGGAGCATTTCCGCCGGAATGAGCTGATATTGAACTGGCACGTTTAAGTCATCAGAGGCCCAACGCTTGCGCCTCCTTAAAAAACACTCTCCGGTTTGAAAAAGCTCTTGCGCAATCTGATGCTGAAGCCCGTAAAAGTCTGTTATCCCTTGCGCGTCCGCGTTATCAACCCACTCGCCCCATACGTCTTGCAGGGCCTTGCGCTTCTTTTGGTTGTCAACCAGCGACGAAGGAATGATCCCCTCCCCGACAAGACCGGAAGTAAACGTTCCCATAGCGTTCATCACATAGGGGTCGTTTATGGTCAGGTAGCGGGACCTAGCTAGCGCTGTCCGGCCGTACAGCCTTATGAGCGAGTTAATCTCATAGGTTATCGATGGGATCGCAGACATTCGCCGCGACAAGTTGGCGGGGTAGTCGAAGGCCTTAGGGTTTGCCTTGGCAAAGCCTGAGAGCCACTTCTCTAAGCGCTCGACAAGCTTCATATCAATAGCCGCCGTCCGGCTTTTTCAGGTCGTTCTCATGCTCGCGAATATACTTCGGCTTGCGTGGCGCTCCCGTAAGAATACGAATTTGAGACTGAACAAAAGCCATAGCTTCACGGAGGGCCTGCATGCTCCTAAACGTAGTCTCTACATCCTTGTGTTTGACGGTTAAGACGCCGGAGACGTAGGCCTGTTGTAGAGCCGCCAGCTGTGCTTGAAGTTCTTCGAGTGTTGGCATTTTTAATCTTTCATCCAAGTGCTTTTGCGAATCCGCCTCCCGGCAACAACAGGCCGGTTCTGCTCTACGTAACTTTCCATCAACTCAGCCTGCTTATCGAGGTCAAGCTTACGCGTCCGGTATAGCCCGAAAAGTGCAGCATAGGAATAAGCTCGACAGTCTAGAGCTTCGTTGGCTCTTCCGCGTGGAAGAACCCAACGCCTAGAATACTGTGCGCCGTGGCGCTCTACTACAATATTTTCTGCGGTGAGTTGGTCAAACCAAGCCTCATGCCTGCCAACCGGGAAGTGACAATATCCAGGGCCTACTTCCTCAAGGGCTAGACGCTGGCGAATGCTTTCCTTTGCCGCGCTCACGCCGATAATGACAGGCTTAAAGCCTGATAGTCTGTATTTCCCAGGCTTCTCGATTGCTGGCCAAATCGGACTCCAAGTAGTTCCCCGGTCAGAAGCGCCCTTAATCGCCCAAATGTTCCGGCCTGATCTCTTTTGGGCGAAGTCATAAACGGTTTGAGTGTTGTGGCCGCCCGAGTCTAGGCAAGCTCCCATTATGTAGATTTGAAAACCCCGCTCATGGAGCCACGGCTTTAAGAGGAACGCGTCAAGCTCTTCCCAGGGCTGCAAGGTTCCCAGATCGCCAGTAATGACCTCATGAGCGATTGACCAACTTTCTTCACCCAGGCCCCAAGCTACAACTTCGACCTCTAGACGGCCCGTGGACTGCACATCTATTCCAGCTGTTAGCACTAGGCCGCCGATAGGAACCGGAGCCGGGTAGGCCTCGCAACGGCTCATAAGAGCGTGTTGGTTCAGGTTCCTAGAGACTTGCGCCTTATAGGGCTGCCCTAACTGCGTGTTGTAGAAGGTCTGCCTAGCTTCCGGGTCACCCTTCGAGCTGAGCCACTTCTCGGCTAGGTCTGCCATGGTGATAAAAGGGCTATAGAGCTTCGATGCGGTGAAACTGGCGTGAGAGTTGCTAACGCTCCGGCCGCCGCAGTGCCTGCAAACCGCATATCCTACTTGGCGCTCTTCATCCCAGGTCCAAGCCTTCGTGCTTATAGGGTCTTGGCGCTCACCGCAGCATAGGAAAGGCCGGGTTTGCTGATGCCTGATGTTGTAGGGCTTGGTAACGGCGTGCATCCTCTGAGCTTCACTCCAGCCCGCTCCGCATTCCGGGCAATAGATTGCCGCTGTCTGAGGTTCATGACCCGTCTCAGTGTTCTTGCTCCAATGAACGTCACGGAAGAAATCGAGGTAGACGAACTCATCGCAATGCGGGCAACGAACGAAGGGCCTTCGCTGATCGCCAGCCATAAAGGCCGCGTAAATCCGGCTAGTTTCTTCCCAGGTCGGGGAGCACGTGCGGATAGATAGGCTTGAGGTCGTAAAGGTTGCCGTCCGCTCTTCGGCCAAGATAACCGGGTCGCCCTCCTTGGTCGTCTCGTATTTATCAATTTCGTCGCTCAAGACTATGCGGATAGCGCGCATAGCCAGATTAGAGGGAGATCCCGCGCTTGCGATTGCGAGGAAGCCGCCGGGAAACCTCTTGAACTTCACCGTGTCTTCACTCGTTCGCGTCTTGCGTCGCCCCATCAGCTCGCGAAGAACCGGCGTTACCTCAATCATCGGAGCTATACGCTCTTTGGAGAACGCTTGCGCCGATTCATCCTTAGGCTGAAGCAAGAGGATTGGGCAGGGATCTAAGTGCGCGAAGTAGCCTATGACGTTTTCGAGCAAGCTAGTCTTTAGGAGCTGCGTGCAGGTCATAGCGCTGATGCGCCTGACTCCCGGCTCCGTAACGGCCATCATAGGCCCGCGGGCTACCTCAACCCTCGAAGTGTTCCAAGGGCCTCCAAAGGCTCCAGAGGCGCTAGAAAGGTGTCTGTAGGCGTCAGCCCAATCCGGGACTGTTAAGCGGGGAGGCGGCTTGAGAACGGCGGATAAAGTATCGCGTAAGAGCTTCCTAAGATTCGCTACTGCCGTTTCGTGGCTCTTCATTATCAGCACTGTGTAACTCGCGAGCGTATAAATGTTGTCCGCTCTTAATATAGTATACTAGTCTACTGTTCACGCCATATTTACGCGCAGTGCTGCGAACTCCATCGCGGGAAAAGAATATCCCGGCTACCTCTTCCCTAGAGAGCTTGCGCTTTCGCGTCTCCGTGCAAGTTTCATCTAGGTGCGTATGTGCGCAATTTTCCTGATAAGACTCCCAAAATAGATGTCTAGGGTTTATACATCTAGGGTTGTGGCACACTACAGGTGCGTGTAATGCTAGGGGCTTTTCAGGCGGGGGCTTGCCGTAAACTTTCTCACAAACTAGGCGGCTAACTCGAATATTCTTATAGTTACAGCAAAATACGGCATAACCATCCCTGCCAACGAGATAAGGCCAGATAATACATTCATCAGTGTTGGATAAAATGGCGGCCTCTATAAAAGCCAGCTTCTTAGCCCGGCTTTTGTTGTTCTTCATAACCCGATAGCTCGCTTAGAGCGGAATCAATCTCGCCACGAATGATACGCTCTATTTCTTGCGGGCGGCTCTCAACGCTTAATACTTGAGCCAATCTATTCGGAATTGTGCGGAGCCGCACTCTGACAAGGTGGAATACTTCAGAGACTTCGGCGGCTGCGTCCTCTGCGGAAACCATTAGACCCCGCTTCTCGGCTAGGTCGTACTCTTTCAGCTCTGCGCTTGCATGTTCGTGGCGGGCCTTCGCGCTTGCGAACGCTCCCGTGTCTTTAACGCGCCCGTGCTTTCGGTTTATCAGCCACTCGATAGCCTTCGCGGTGTCAATCTCGTAGGTTTTCCCTCCGTCACGGAGCGGGGTCTTTTCGGTAGGCAAGCCTTCCTTGAGGTAATTCGTCACCGTGTTGATAGACACGCCAAGGATATCGGCAAGGCCGGAGCGGTTTACTAGCATTTCAGAATCCCCTTACCGGCCCCGCAGCTCTATCTGATGTTAAAAGACCTGCAAGCCGCCCATAGACTTGCAAAGCTTAACGACACGGCAAACCAAGACACCACTAAGGTTAGCAAGTCTGCCATGCCTTTACTTTCTTGTCTGAAGAGTTCGCACGTCCGCGTAGAAGCCTCGAAGCTTAGTGTTAAGAGCCTTTAAGTCTTCCCTGCGAACAAGCAAAAGCGCCTCTTCTATTAGTCTAAGCGTGGCGCGGCACTCTTGCAAGTATTGCTTGGACTCATCGAAGGGTTCAGGCTCTTTGCGCTTCTTTGCTTTTGCTTCTACCGCGGCCTTCTTTACGACGTCCACAGTCTTCTTAACCGCCGCCGTCTTCACCACTGCTTTAGCCTTGGCTCTTTCGGCGGCCTTTCGAGCCTCTTCGTCTTTAGCCTTCGCTTCGAGCTGATCAGCTTCCTCCTTGGCCGCCTTGGCTTCAGCATCCGCAGCCGCTAGCGCCTCTACGTGCTTCTCGGCTTCGAGGGGATCGGCGCTCTGAATAGCAACAAGACTGTCAAGCACAACGCCGCTATCGGCCGCCGTGCCCTTCAACTTCTGCACCTCAGGGATAGCCCCGCGCGCCTTCGCCCGATGAACCGCCCTTTCAGACTTGCCAGTCTTCTTAACCGTGTCGATTATGAAGCTGTCGGGCGGCGGGCTGCCAACTTGGCAGGCCGCCTTCTCTTCGCCCTTAAAGGCAGCCGCGGTTGCAAGACCTGCCTCGTAGCGTTGGAGGTCCGCAAGCGTCTCAAACTTCCGTCCGTACTTCCCGCCTTTCAAATCTAGAAAAGCGCCTTCCCGGATTTTGAGGTTGAGCGCAAATTCCACATCAGAAAGCTCTTCGCGAGCTAAGTTTTCATCCACTTCCGCTAGGAGGATTTCCGCCGCGTGCTCTGCCGTTACGATCCTCACCGGGACGTTAGCCCAGCCGAGAGCCTTGCAGGCTTCGAGCCGATGCAGACCCGCGCAAAGCTTTAAGGCCGCGTCGTCTCTCCATATTAAGAGTGGATTCAGAAGACCGACATCGGCTATACTGGCCCTAATCTTTTCAACATTGGCCGGGCTTAGAGTGCGCGTCCGCTTCCCTACCTCGATAGCCTCGATAGGCAGGACGGCCGGAGCGCCGTTAACGATTGCAAGCATGGATTTTCTTCCCCTTGTATCAAGTCTTGTACCAAGACTTGAAAAAACCTAAGGGAATCAGAGCATTCTACGTTAGTAGAATGGCGCGCAAGAACATATTCGGCTCTGATCCCCAGCCTAAGCACGTGTGACGATATAGCCGAAAAGTGCCGCGGAATAAAGGCTTTGCGTTAACTTTTTGGCAGATCGGCCGCGCTTAAGCTAGCCTAGTATTGCGGAGAAGGTTGTGTCAATGGTTGTAGCAACAAGATGCTTAACGGCGGCTGAGGTAGCCTCCATAATTGATCCGGGTACATACAGAGTTGGCGACAACTTATATGTTCGGGTAATTGGAAAAAGCAAAACGTGGTGCCTGAGATGGGCGGAACACGGATCATCTAAATCTAAGTCGCTAGGGCCGGTCGAAAAGTTGCCCTTAACAAGAGCAAAACAAGAGGCCAGAGTGTTCTTGGCCTCCGTCAAATCTAACGACGCTCCCGCTGTACGAAGTGTTAAATTAACTTTTTCTGAAATTGCGAAGAAAGCTATCCCGGAACTGACGGCCGGACGGACGCGCGAACTTAGAAGGGAGTGGGAAACAAGCTTGCTGCGCGTGGTAGATTTTGGGCAAAAGCCTATCAATTCGATCAAGCAAGAGGATGTCGTCAAGCTCCTTAAGCGTTTCTGGCACACGCAACCCATTAAAGCCGAGCGCTTGCTCTACCGGCTGGCGAAGGTCTTCCAATGGGCCAAGGTGGCGGGGTTTAGGAGCGGCGATAACCCGGCTAACCGCGAAGAGGTGCGGTTGAGGCTCGGCCGCCCGCGCATCGTGAAGGGGCATTACGCGTCTATAGACCCTGAGGACGCACCGGCCTTCTATGCGAAGCTTGAGGCCAATAAGACCCCGCCCGCTAGAGCATTGCAGCTCATCATGCTAACGGCTTGCCGGGCTGACGAAATACAGCTTGCGACCTGGAAAGAGTTCAGCGCCACGAAGCTGACCCTACCGGCGGAACGGGTTAAGCAGCGCATACAGCACGAAGTCCCGCTGTCTCGGGAGGCCCGGCGTGTCTTGAAGACCTTGAAGAACGGGCAAACCCAGGTCTTCAGCTTCACAAGCAAAAAATTGACCTTAACGCTTTTGCGGAAGCTGACAGGAGGCCGGGAGACGGTCCACGGGTTGCGCTCTACCTTCGCCACTTGGGCGGAAAAGCGAGGCTACCTAGACCCTATCATAGAACGTTGTCTAGGCCACGCGGACATGAACAAGGCCCGAGAAGCCTATAGGCGAGACCCCATGCTTGAGGAACGTGGCGCGCTCCTAGAGGATTGGGCGGCCTATCTAACCGGCAATGACGGCAATAGAGATCGTGTTCGCCGCAACGGTCGTCACGGCCAAGGAAAGCGCTGAACTCTCAGAGCCGCTATAGGCCGCTGTGAGGGCGCTAACCCCCTGAGGCAAGCTTAGTGTGAGGGACGCAGACCCTCCACTAAGAGCCGCAGTCCCTAACAAGGTTGACCCGTTGTAGAAGCTCACGCTTCCGGCCGCCGATGAATCTCCTAGCGTAGCGGTCAGGGTGAGGGAAGGCGCTAGGGTCACTGTCGTCACTTCGAGGGCAAGGGCAGAGCTTGTACTTGAAGCGTTAGACGAATCGCCACTATAAGCCGCGGTTATAGAGTGCGTTCCGGTCGAAAGGCCGGTCAAGGTGAAGCTAGCGGAGCCGCTGGCAAGAGTCGCAGTTCCGAGGACCGTAGTCCCGTCCTGAAAGGCAACCGTTCCGGTAGCAGTGCCAGGGGAAACCGACGCGGTAAGCACCGGGCCTATGTTTGTGAGGGTTGTCGTAGTGGTGGCTAGACCCGATCCCACAACCTGAGAGACGGCGTTGCTTGTGCTGGAAGCATAATTGAGATCGCCGGAGTAAACAGCGGTTATGGAGTGCGTGGCGTTTGACAAGGCGCTTGTAGAGTAGGTTGCAACCCCGCTCGACAAGGTGACGGGAGAGCCTAGCGCCGTAGAGCCGTCGTAGAACTGAACCGTTCCTGTCGCGGCTGTACTGCTTACCGTGGCTGTAAAGGTCACAGAGGCCCCCACAGAGGCGGGGTTTACCGAAGAGCCGAGCGTTGTCGTAGTGGCCGCCTGAACGTCCTCCGTGAGCGTAGCGCTTGTGCTGCCAGAGTGGGTTGTGTCGCCCGAATAGACGGCGCTGAAAGGGTGCTTCCCGGTTACGCCAGCCAAGGAATAGGATGCAACCCCGCTCGACAAGGTGACGGGAGAGCCTAGCGCCGTAGAGCCTTCGTAGAACTGAACCGTGCCCGTAGCGCCTGAGGGACTGACGGTCGCCGTTAGCGTATTAGAGGCCTCTGTTAGGGTCGTGGTCGTGGACGTTAACGACGCGGTGACTTGGAACGTGACTGTAACGACCGGGTAGCTTGCGCTCGACTGCGAGACGAACGAAACTGAATACGGCCCGGCAGAGGTTTCAGTAAGGCTTACTTCGAGGCTGCCGGTCGTGACGTTAGCCAGACCCCCGAGAGCGCCGCCATTAACAGAATATTCCCAATATCCGTCTTCGCTCGTTGTGAGCGTTATTGAAATGGGCTGGCCCACAGCCGGATTGCTAGGGCTAACCGTTATATAGTCCGTGCTTGAATAGAGGCACATAGGCACGGTGTTGAACGACGCGTTAAAGGTCGAGTCGCCGGTGTAATTGGCCAAGATCTGAGTAGCTGCGAGGCCGCCGGACAAGGAGGTTGTGAACGTTGCTACGCCGGAGCTGTTAAGCGTCGCAGAGCCTAGCGGGCCTCCCGCCATGTTGTGAAGGTCGTAAAACTCCACCGTGCCGGTAGGAGTTCCGCCAGTGCCTGTTACCGTTGCTGTGAAGGTTGTCGAAGCGCCGGGAGCTTGCTGATATGCACTGGCCACTAACGCCAGCGAGCTGGCAGTGGACACCGGCTGCACAGTAATGGTTAACGTGTTAAGCCCGGAAATGGTCGTGCTAGGCCACTTCACCACATCGATTGTGTAGGTTCCCGCGGCGCTAGGAGTCCAAGAACAGTTAAATGTCCCTCCCCCTATTTCCTCGGCTATGACAGTCCCGTTTTGCCGGAAATTAACGTCGTTCGTGCCGTCTAGGGTCGTGGCGTGAAGGCTAAGAGTTGCGCCAAGCGGGACTACAGGCGCTCCCGTTCCATCGGCAAAAGTCAGATTGTAAGTGGTCACTGCGGGAGCCTCCTAAGCTTTCCCGCAGTATAGTGTGAGAAGAGCTAGGAGTCATCATCAGTCGCGGGGAGCTACCCTAAGGTTACGGCAAAGGCCTTCGATCCCGTTATACATCACCCAACGCTTGCCATCGGCGCTAAGACGGCAAGGCCCTGCTTTCGGGGCGTTGGTATCAACCTCAATGCCGCCGTCCGCAGCCGGGTAGAGATGATAAAAATAGCCGTCACAAACCGCTTTAACCGTGCGGTCATCCGCATAGGCCGCGTAGGCTTGGCTGCAAGAATAGCCCCTTACATTAAGCAGGTCCGTCACCGCGTAGGAAAGCTGCTCGGATGACATCCGTTGCGCAAGAGCCGGGGTAGCTGCAAGAACGAGAGCGAGGGCTGTAAGTGTGCGTTTCATGGTCTTTACTCCTTTGACCTACATACTAAACTCGTTTAACGCGTTTAACAAGCGGCTAGGGTCTTAGAAACCCCACCGCCTGAGGTCTTGGTTAAGCCGGTAGCAGCTGCCGGGAGTCATTGGCGGCCAATATCGCTAGATTCAGGGCTTGCAGCTTTTTGCGCTGGTTAGGCCCATACCACGCTGACCACAGCCGAGTGTCAGGGGAGCGCCCTAGCTCATGGTCGGTCAGGTAAGTCACGGCGTTATAAGCCTGCCACCATGAACCTTTTGCAAACTCCGCGCCGGGCTGAGTTTCCAACAACTCGACTGCGCGCCTAGCGTTCCGGGAGAGGTCTTCGCGTGCCGCAACTTCGCCGGTAGCCGGGAATAGACGCTTAAAGTAGTTAACGACGTCTTCGCCCTTCGCCCGCCGCGAGCCGATGAACTGCGCTTGCTCCTTGTAGGCTAAGAGGTGCTTATGCGCGATCCCAAGCGTCTCGCGAACGGCCTCAGGGTTAAACTTTACGCGGTGCGAGACTTTTATTTGGTTCTTGGCGGCACTGTTCAGAGCCAGGGAAAGAGTATTGTTGCAGACCACACGCACCGGGGTAAACCTGATGTCTGTGCAGAAGCCGTATTTATGGAAGCTCGAAAGAAGCAGGTAAGCCTCAGTGTCGTCACCGTTAAAGAGGCTAATCCCGTCCTTCACCTTCGCGAGCGCCCAGATACATTCACCGCTACGAAGACTTCCGGCTGTGTGCATCTCCATATGACCGGCTTGGATGAATGCATCGAAGAACGCCAGCGCTTGATCGTTCTGCACGACCTGCCAGCTAGCCGGAACAACTCCCAAAATGCGCCGGTCGTTAGAGCGGACAAGAGCGGCCGAGTCGATCTTAACCTCTTCGCCGCTCTTCGCCTTGATGAAGGCCTGCACCTTGGCAACCCTCCAGTTTAAACCGGCCTTTTCCAGGATTTGAGCCGGTGTTAAGTCGGAGGAAACCTTAACGCCTAGTCCGTGCCAAGGTGTTTCGCCCGCGTAAGCCATCGTTTCAACATTATGTGCCATTTGCTAAACTCCGTTGCCTGTACACATAGGAGTATATGAGGCTAGCGCGCGTGTAAATTTCTAGTACAAGAATTAGTTAACGCCCTAGCCTTGCTGAAGCCACGTAGACTTAAGCTCGTTATCCCACTCCGTCACGGCGGCCTCTACTTCCTCGGCTAGCTGATCCCAGGCATGACCGTCCATCCCTCGAAGGCCTCGGCAGAAAAAGTTAAGATAGCGACGCGGCACGGCAAATTTTAACACTATTTCTTTTTTCTCATTATAGCCTAGAACTTTAACCTGAAACTGCTCCAGCATAGTCTTGATCTCCATCGTATTGCGATAGATCAATTCTTACAACAGACTTATATTGCAGTGCAATATACATGCTGCGAGATAACGTAAATTTGACCGGATTATATAGCGTTTTACTGGCTTTATTGAGGTTTTTCAACGAAAAGGCAAGAAAATAGCTGCATTTGCACTTGTTGTCATATCGATAAAGCTAGGAATCCCATCGGGTTAGGAGGTGTCATAGGACAAAGGGCGATAACAATGTAACATTGTTACATTGTAGCTACAAAATATTCGCGCTCAGCCGCCCCGTATGAGTTTCCCGAGCCCTAGGAGGACCCGTAGAGCCCTAGGAGGCCCGTACAGGCCTCTTAGACATCCACCCGCTACATATCCACCGGCTAGCCCTTCCGGCCGCCTGCGAGCTTCTGTGAGCCTCCTAGAGCTATATGCCTGCGAGCTGTCGAGTAATGGATAAGATTTAACCAGACTTGTGAAGATGAGCGTGAGAATAGATCGGAGGTCGGCCAGCACTACGAGGCTAAGGTTACTAGCGGTGCTCCCGGCAAACGGGCCTCGAATCTGCAAGAGCCGCGCCAGTCTACTAGGCCAATGAGCGACGAAGCTCTTGTTAGTCTGTGTCGCGGTGCGGCTCAGCCCATACAATGGTTGAACACCTAGCCTATGCGCTGCACAGCTTGCCATGATGATGCACGCAGCTTCTTAAGGTAAGGCACATCTACCGGCGTTACCGTGACAGTGCCGAACTTCAAGCAACATAGTTTCGGTTGCACGATTAAGACCGTCAGCACTTCGGTTAAGCCTTCCTCGCAGTCCTCAATTAGCTGGTAATCGCCGTGCGCACCTCCAGTGGAGAAGAGCGCGAACTTCTCGCGAGTAGCTTCGCCATCCGGGAAAAGCTCTTTCAGCGCTTCGATTCCGCCCAGCATGAGAAAGAGCGAGTATTCCTCACCGGGCTCACCGCTCCTTACCGTGATCTTGCGGAACAATTGACCCCCTGCCATTTAGCCTCCAGTTCCAAGTTTCGTTCCATTTCTTCTTTTATATCTTTAATAGCTTTGTGACCCCGCCGCCTGGATTAGGCCATCTAAGAGTTCCAGTTCCAGTTCCGGTTTCACTCCCCCCTAAAGGGGGGAGTGAAACTGAAACTTGGAACTACGGAAACTCTCAGAGTTTTGGCGCTCAATCTATCAATAGGCGGAACTCGAAAGTGGAACCGGAACTAAATCCGTTTCGCCTTCTCCCCGCCGCCGGATTGCGTAATAACCGTTGCCCGCACCTCCGAGCCTGCAAGCTCAATCCCAGGCGGCGGGGTCAAACAGATCTTAGCCTTCCATCCTAGATTCTTGCTTGCCAGCGCATCTGAGACGTAACCGGCGACTAATTCACTTGCGGCCTCTATAGCGTCTTCCTTGCCGTCAACGTTACGCACGCGAATCTTGACAGGCGCGTAAATAACAAGTTCTAGGGTTACTTCATAATCGCTCATGGTTGCCTCCATAAGATCTTCTACAGCCGAGAAGAGCGACTGTCAACCAAGTAAAAAAAATTAACCATTGAAGTAGAAGACCGTTGATCTACGCGTTTAACGCGTATAACGTATACTTTATAGAGGCTACGGACTAGGGAATAACCCGCTACCGCCCTAAAGAGAGAAGCCAATGACACTAGAACGCAAATCTAAGAAGCTCTACGAAATTTGGTCAGAAGGTCAAGTAATCGGCTACTGCGAACAAGGTCGCGGCTCCGCAATCGGTGAACAGTGGCGGGCTGCAATCTACGGCAAGCCGATTTGGACAGTAAACGAAAATGTCTACGAGGCGGCCGGTGAGGCCGTTCGGGAATACTACAGGGAGGCTTAGGCCTCCCAACTTTTTCTTGACCCTGCTTCAGTTTCTACTTGTTAGACGCGTTAAACGCGTGTAACGTATACGTCATCAACCAAGGAGTAAAAGTCATGCAAACCTACGCAGCAACCCAAGCCCTTCACACCATTACGACCGCTCTTGAAGCCGCAGGCCAGTGGCTAGACCGCAGAGAAGCAGAACTTGTGAAGTTCTTCGAGGCCTTGGCTACGAAGTTCCAAGCCCCGGTCTTTGATATTGTCGCCCTTGAGCTGCCGGTAGAGCCGGTTAAACAGTCAAAGGTTGTCAAGCAGCCAAAGGCTGTTAAGCCGAAAAAGGCTGCTAAGCCGCGGGCCTCGAAGCTCTACACGGTCACTTTTAGCTTTAAGAAGGGGATCAAAGAGCCGGTGGCTTACGAAGTTGAAAGCACCACCAAGGCCGATGCTCTCAAGCAAGCTCTTGCCCGCCTCGATGGCGTTAAGCCAGTGAAGAAACTCACCACGGTCGTAGCCGCCTAGTAAACCTCAACGGCCGGGGAAGCCCGGCCAAGGATTTAGCTATGAGTTACACAGTTTGGATCTTCAGAAGCGCGCAAGGCGAACGTCTAGACTTTACCAAGCTCGAAGAGGCCCTTTCTATCGCAGAAGAGGCAACGCAAAACCCCACACTTACTGGCTACCTCGTTCTTTCTTCAACCGGCGAGGTGCTAGCGCATTGGAGCAGACCATGACAAAATTGACCGGACTTGAAGCTAACATTCTCGAAGCTCTTCGTAGCAACGGAGAGTATGAATCTTCCGCTGGCTGGCTTGCCGTTTATCTCGACAATGCCTACGCGACTGCGAGCCGGACCTTGCGAATAAGCCCCCATTCTTGGGCTGGCGTGCTCTCCAGTCTTGAGCGCAAAGGCCTCTACAAGACTGAAGACGGCTACGCATGGGGCTACGTGAAAGACGAAGACGAAGGTGCAGAGGACGAAGTTGAGAACATGCGCTCCGCAGTTGCCGCTCTCCGGCCGAAAGTAGCTCGCAAGTAGCTCTGTTAACCATTGCAGTAAAAAGGGGGTCTCAAGCCTCCTTTTTTCCTTCCCATACACGTTAAACGCGTTTAACGTATACGTATAGAAAGGAGACACCGCAATGCTTACGCTCTACATTACAGCCTGCAAGTTCATCGCCTCGCAAGACGTAACAATCGGCGAAAGCGTTGCAGCGCTCTACGGACACCTTCACCTCATTATGGGATTGGTATCATGAAACACGCTGACCGGGTAATGAAGCTAGCGCGGAAGGCCCTTGAGAAACGTTTCGGGGCTGCCCCAACCGTAAGCTTCCACTGGCTTACCTACGGCAGTTGCGTCATAGCAACAGACTCTTACACCGGCTCATGGGTAAAGTTCTATCTGCCAGAGGGCGCTTTGCGCGGTAAGATACTGGACGAATATAGGAGCATGCAATGAGAGTGGCAGGGCCTAACGGACCTAAGACGGTTCTGTCTATCCGGGTTGAAGAGACGGTCAAGGCCGCTCTTCAAGAGCTAGCAGAGCGCCAAGACCTTACGGTGAGCCAAGTAGCGGAAACCGTCTTGAAGCTAGCTCTTCTTTCTTCCGGGCTCATTAGCCCGCTTCACTAAAAGCCTTATCATAGCGCTTGGCGTGACCATCCTGCCCTCAGCTTCCGCCAAGCGCTCTAGCTTCTTTCTCATCGCCTCAGGCATGCGAACTCCGACAATAGAGGCCTTCCCGGCGTAGAGCGGGTCTTCCTCATCATACTGCTCTTCAAATTTCCCAGCCATGCGCCGGACGTTAAATGCGTTTGACGGACCTGTCAAACCTCGATCTCTGTGCATTCCAAAAGCGCCGCCAGCTCGCGAAGCCTTGCCCGTCCGGCCGGGAGGATCGCCAAGCTTTCACCTTCGACGTACTCCAGCTTTGCGAGCTTCGCCACGTTGCGCGATACGGTAGCCTTTGGCCACTCAGGGGAAAGCAAGCCTTTCTGGTTGCCGGGCAACTCCCGGTGAATCCGCAGAAGCAGCTCTTCGTGCTTCTTAGGCTTCCATGCGGCTTCACTGCTTTCCTCAGTTCCGGTTAAGCCAGGATCATGCACCGCTACCAAGGAGCTTTGAAGACCTCCCTCGAAATCGTTAAAAGCCTGCGACTTTAAGGCAAAGTAGAGTTTCAGGTTGTCCCGGCCGCTTCGCATTTTCGTGAGTTCAAGCGCAGCAGTTAACATTAATTTTGCATCGCGCATAACCCTGATTTCGGCATCTAGCGCGGCTGGCAGAGCTGAGGAACCCCGCTGCTTATCGCCCTTGTGCCCGGTGTGGTGAACCAAGACGACGGCGCTCCCAAACTTCTCCCGGATGTGATCTCCAGCTCCTACGAACTTCGACATGTCGCGAGCCGAGTTCTCATCGCCGATCATGGAACGGTTAACGGTGTCCACGACGGTAGCGCCGATCTCTCCGAATCTCTTCTCTACCGCGCTTAAGGTTGATACCAGCTGTCTGAAAGAGCCGTCGTCATCAAGCGGGACTCTGCGAGGTATGACGCGGAACCAGTCTTCAATCTCTCTCGGGTCAACCCGATAGTGCGCCAGCCAAGCGTCTATGCGGTCTATGAGGTCGGCCTCGCCTTCGCCTAGGAGGTAGACAACCCGCTTGCGCTTCGTATCGAGGCCCGCATAGGTTATGCCGGTTGCAATGTGCAGCATCATGTCGAGCGTTATGAACGTCTTGAAGCTCGAAGAGGGTCCGTAAATGGATGCCATGCGCTTGCCGGGCAACAAGCCGCTGATAATCCACTCCGGCCGCGGCTGCTTACGAAGCTCTTCATATCCATAGTCTGGATAGGGCTTTTGTTCGGCCTCTTCATAATCTGCGAGGGCTGCGGCTGACCTAGCTAGAAGGCGCGCGCGCTCTTCCGGGTCTATTTCAAAGTTCGGCATTCCGAAGCCCGTCTAGATCAAGACTTCTTTCGGCCGCCAGCTTGACGATAGCTTTCACAACTTGGCGCTTCGCGTTGCCCTCGCCTTTAAGGTGCTCGTAGACTCCGATTGCATAGCGCGTGTCACTTATCACACCCAGGACTACGTTCGCCGGAACGCCGCGAAGCAGCATGTGCATGATGATAGACCATTCATCCTCATTGTGGAGCGGCGCGCCGTTCTCAATCTTGCGGCGGCAAGCGTTGCTAATCGGAAGCGTCCTCAGGTCGTCCACAGTGGCGGGGTTTTCCAGCATGGAAAGCGCTATCTGGCTATTCCGGTCAAGGCATGCTCTTGAGAGCGGCCTTGAAGCCTCCACAAAGGGGAAATCCTCCAGCCGATAGCGGCGGCCGGGTTCCCAGATCCACGCCTCAGCGAGCTTCACGGTGCGCCCTTTCTTCAGCTTGTTGAGGTTGGGAATGTTCAGCGTAAAGGGCAGGCGCATGGCGCGGCAAGGGTCTTGAGCCGCCCTATCGGCTTCGCCTTGAAAGGCCTCGATTGTGCCTAGCAGGCGGCTTTTGAACATATGCGCGCGGTCTAAGTCTCCGTTGCACTCAAAGGGCTCTTCGAGAAGCCAGAAACCTTGCAGGCCGCCTCCGCTGAAGTTGACTGCGCTGCAAGGCCCTGGAATGCCTACGGGGATCTTGTCTGTGAGCGAGCGACAGGCCGCCTCTATTGAGACGCCAGTGTTGTAGGTATCCAGGTCCACGAATAAGGCGTGACAGGCTTTAACCTCTTCGTAGCCCATTTTTTCACAAACGTCGATCCCTTCCCGCGTATCGGTCGAAGGCTGAAAGTAGATGTTACGCTTGCCGTTGTGGTACTCGATATAGGCGCGGGCTTCCTCGATACTCTCAAGCCAGCGCGCATCAGTAAAACCTCTTACGGGCTCTTGCGTAAATAGCGTCCGGTTAGGCCATAGGAAAAGCCACTCTGCGGCCTGTTGAGCGAGGCTAGCCATCCCAATCGGGCCATATGAAGGGAATGCTGCTAGGCGTGCCGAGACTGCCCAGAGGCTGCGGTTGTCCGGTGATGTCTTGCCATGCGCCTAGCGTTGCCGTGTTGTCCTCTGAATAGGCGTAAAGCGTGCCGCCAGTTGTGTCAGTTCCGACGCGGCAACTTACAACGTCGTAGGTCTCTCCGACGGGCCAGATCATCGGAGTAAAAGCCTCCGTGCTCAGCTCGTATTGCTCTGAAGAGGTCTTAACGTGAAGCGGGCTCCCGCTTAGGGTAACTGAGCAGTGGAAGCGTGCATCTGTTATGCGAGCTACGCCCCAAGCTCCGGCCCCCGGATAATCGGCTGGCGGATTCTTAGGCGTCACCGGGAAGGTTGTGGACGCAACGCCGTCAACCGTTACGCTCGTTGGCGTTATGGTCTTGAAGTAGGCCTTGTCGAAGAGCATCAAGTCACAGTCTGCCCAGTTGTCGGAAAAGGTCGCATAAAGCTCTTCCACCTCATCCGTGTCGAAGACGATAAACCCCGCCCATGATGCGTATTGAACAGTGTCTTGCAGCGTGTAGGCCGTGGTGAGCGTTGGATTTATCGAGTAGTAGACAGCGCCGTCCTTCTCGTAAAAAGTGATGTAGTTAGCCGCGCCCAAGGCTGACCTAAATCCCGAGTTAGCAGGTCCGGCCGAAATGCCGTTGAACGCTGGAATGTGGATTCCGTCTCCGGTGACGCTCGCAACGTAAACCGCGCCGGGCTCCAGAGCCAGGCCTTGCAGGCTGAACGTCACCGGCAAGGTGTAGACGTTGGGAGTGATTGTTTCCGAGGTAGGAGCAGAGGCGCTGATAACCGTGTTAATAAGCGATTGTGCCGAGGTCCCGACGCTCCAGTCTGAATCATCGGCAAAGCCGGAGCCTCCGAACGCTATCACGCCAAGCAACCCATTTTCCCAGTCTATTTGGATGATACGCATTGAGATCAGGTCCGGCACAACCGTTGCGCTCATTGCCGTAAGAGCCCTAGCGTGTCGATATTCGAGCGGACCACATAGACGCTCTGTCCCTCCAGCGAATAAGGCCCGGTCACCCAAGCGTCTACGTCTTTCTTCCCCCTGCCGTGCCAGTAGCGCCTTATTTTCTCAGCAAGCGCACTAGCAGCTTCGAACGTCATCGTTTCGGCTGCTTCCGGCTCCATCCGAATAAGCATTCTGACCTCCCCTAGAGTGTTAGTGCTGCTACAATCGCGTCTTCCGGCTCGCTAATAAGCTTACCGAATTGAAAGAGCTTGGCTTCGCTTAGGCCAGCTTCGACGATATCGGCTAGAAAGCCGGATATCAGATAAGTGCGGGGCTTCCGAGCGTTGCCTGATACCTTGATGAGCAGCCCAACATGCGCACCGGCCTTGTGACGGCGCTTAAGCCACTCGACTTGCCCAGGCTGGAATTTAACGGGAAGGGGCTTATCAGTATCCCTAGGAGCGTCCACTACTTTCAGCTCTATCCAGAATTGCGAGCCTGCTAGGCAGCCCTCTACATCGGCCATTCCGCGGCTGCATGCGTTTTCAACCCGGCACATGTGCAGCTTTTCCTTGTAGGTGATCCGAGCACGCTTGAGCCACTGCCAAAGAGAGCTTTCCCTCGGAGCCATCAGAAGGTGCTCTCTATAAGGCTTGCTAGAAATTCCACGCGGTTAACCAGCGTATCGGTGCGACCTATGGGCAAAAGGAGAGCCAAGCTAAGAAGATCGGTCTTAGTCTTGTTCGCGCCTCCGAAGTCCTTCGCAACGCTAAGGCTGTTCATGTGCGGGAAGCCTACCGGGTCAGAGTGCCACAATAAGAGTTGAATCTGTATAGCGCCGCTGTCCTCTGCGAACATGCGGAGGTAGCGCGCTGCTTTGCTAAGGTCTTCCCGGCCGTTCTTGTGGTCGTAGCGGCACAGATACTTGACCACGTTTGCGAGGTCCGGCCCTAACCTGTAGGCCCTAAAAATGTCTCGGGTCTGAAGCGTTGCGCCTCGATAATGGGCGGGGTCTATAGCGTTCATTAAAGTCTACTCCGTGCAAGGCGCTCTTTTGTCGTGGCGAAGGACGCGAATCTTTCCGCCGCTTCCGTCGTCAAGCTCCATTGCAACTCTGACAGCGTGGTAGGCTCCCAGGCCCGCCCGCATGACAGCCATTGCAAAGGCGTCACCGCTTCCGATTGCGTAGAACTCAGCTTCAATCGGATAGACGACATGCCGCTGCACCATATAGATTTTCCCGGTGCGCTTCACCATGAGCCCTATAGCGTTCTCAGACAGTCCCGGAACGTAGTTTTGTCCGTCGGGGAAGCCGTGAGTGCGGAACTCTGTCAGCAGCTCCATGCACTCGCCAGCGTCGCCAGCTGCGCCGCAAAGCGCTCCGGTCTTTTCGTGCCGGGCTATCTTCCACACCTCGCCAGCCTTGAGGCCGCCAGAGTTGAGGATGGAATCCGAGACGATCTGACCGTTTTTGTAAGCTACCGTTGTCACGCGAAGGCCTTCTCTTTTAGCGCCTGCATTTTGCATTCGGTGAGCGCGTCTAGCGCCGGAGCGCCGGACCTATCAAGAGTCCATTGTTCCGAGACGCTAAGCCGCCTTTTCCAAGACCACGACCGATATTGAATAGTAACCAGCCGCTGATACTCTGCGAAGTCTGCCTCTGACAGAAGCCACCACCATTCACGCTCGCTCATCGTTGGCCTTAATCTTTTCCCAAATATAGTTGGAGAAAGCTTGCAGATCGCCCTCTGCGAGCTTCGCGGCTTCGTCGGGAGTCAGCATGCTTTCCCAGTTGTAAACCTCTGAGCAGTCCTCCGTGCATTGAACGCCAGCATTTGAGGCTGCGGGAGGCAACGCTAGATAAATCATGCCGAGCCTGAGGTCTTCGCGGTCATACTCCGCAGACCCCGCCCTTGCCTGAGATTGTGCAAATGTCGTGCTCTTCGAACTCAACGCCTTCACTCCTTTTTGCTTCCGCGTAATCGACTTTTGTTAGCGGTTGGCCGCCTCTTGAACCATCCGGGTAGCATGTGAAGCCTCGTAACCTTGGCGCATATTTCGACAAGACTTTAGCGAAAGGCTCTACTGTGTCTTCGTTGTTTTTAGGGCTCCCCCATGGCGGGAGGTTAATCGTCGAAGAGATAGCTTGATCGACATAGGCTTGCACGTCCGCTTGAAATGCTATGCGCCGCTCGAAGTCGTCAGCAAGATCAAGTGCAGTCTCTATCGTCGCGGGGTCTATGCCATATCTATTAACTACTTGGTCCGCGCTGTTGTCAACGACGAATTGGTAGTGCCATGACTTGCCTTTTAGGTATCTGCGCTTATAGGCGACAGCAAACAGAGGCTCAATGCCGGTCGTTGTTCCCGCTAATATTCCGATAGTACCTGTCGGAGCTATTGCACGTACAGCAACGGGCCTACTAATACTTAGTTTGTCAGCAAATTGAGACGCCGTTGCATCGCTCATGCTCTTGTACATGGCTAGCCAGCGGTGAAGCTCTTCCGTGACCTCGTAGCGGCGACCTCGTTGAATGAGCCATTCATGAACGCCCATGAGCCCAAGGCCTAGCCTGCGGTTCTTGTCGCGGACCTGATAGACCTTGGCATAGGGGAGGTCCGCGCGCATTGAGCCGCAAATGAGGAACTTCGTCGCAAGTCTTACGACGCTGCGAAACTCGTAAAGGCTTTCGATGCGTGCGAGGTTCAGGCTTCCCAGGTTGCAAACATCCGAGTCGTCGGAGCTTGTCACTTCTGTGCAGGCATTCCTTAACGTCTCTTCCTGTTGCTCTCCGAAATTGAAGGAAAAGCCGGGCTCTCCGGTCATCAGCGCTTGCCGGACATTGGCCCTAAAGATACTGAAGTCGTGCCGGTCTTCAGTTAGCAGCCACGCATCATCATAGTTGACGCTGATATTCGTCATGTCGAGCGGGGCGGGCCAATTGAAATCGCGCTGCTTCAAATCCCAAACGGTTAAGCCCGTTCCCGGCACTTCCATGTGATGCCAGTCTTTGGAGAAGATGAACTGTGCAATGTCAGGGTGAAGCCAGTTGAGCGACGCGTAGATCGCAGAGCGCCTAGAGCCTCCTTGCATGACGTGACGGCCTATCTCGTTCACCATGAACATCTTAGGAATAGGCCCGGAAGCCTCGCCTCCCGTCCGGCTTAGGGTCTTACCAGAGCCCCGGTAGCGGCTATAATCAACTCCTATGCCGCCTCCTACCATGAGACAGCTTTCGGCTTTCCAGCTCAATTGCGCCCAGTCTTCGCGGGAGTCTTCCTCGGCTCGAAGCAGGAAGCAGTTGTTGTAATACTTCACCGGCCTTCCCGCATAATAGAGATATCGGCCGCCGGGGATGAAGAGCATAGCCGCTATGTATCGCGTTAGCTCTTCTTTCTCAGTCTTCGAGAGATAATCTCCGCAGACTTCCTCCACTAGCACGCGGGCAAGCTCTGCCCATGTAAAGCGCCCATTGTGCGAGTATTTTTGTTGGAAGATTGTTTGCGCAAACGTCGAATTGAACGGCATTTTTCAGATCCCTGTGCCCTTTAAGACCTCTTGCAGACCCCGCCCGGCGATATCGTCAGCGATGTCTATGTTAGCCTCCACAGAACGCCTTATGTAATGCTCAATCCCAGGCGCGATGAAATCGACTAAGGAGACGTTACGGCCTCCCATCTTGGTAGCTCTCTCGCTAGCCTGCTTTCGAGTAATTGCCGCCCATGTGTGCGAATACCAGATAACCTTATCGGCCAATATTTCGAGGCCCCGCCCGCCAGCTGCCGGTTGGCCTAGAAACGCCTTAAGCCCTTCGTCTTTGTGGAACCTGTCGAGCGCAGCCGCGCGAGTCTTCTCGGGAACGTCTCCGTGGTACTCGACAAATCCAATCTTTTCCGATTTTAAAGCTTTTCTAATCAACTCTATATCTTTTTTAAACTGTGCCCAAATGATAACTTTGCCTGAGGTTATTTCAACCTCATCTAAAAGTGCTTCGATGCGCGGGTTAGCGCCTGGAATGACGTGGCAAGCCCCGTACTCATCATAAAGAAAGCCGGACACGACTTGTTGCAGCTTCGCGATCTTCAAGGACTGCTCCCCTATAGAGATGCCTTTTAGTGACTTAATAATAGTATTTTTCCTAACGTCTTCATAAACTTCTTTTTGTTTATCTGACAATGATATCTCACGGGTAGTGTTAATGAGATTAGGCAGATCGTCGCAGTCTTCACGCAAGACTACGCTCGAATACTTCGCCAAACGCTCCCGCAATACTTCGAGGTTTTGATATTTATCAACTGTAAGACCCCGCCCTCGGAAAGCCGGTTTCCAGCTCGCGAAGAACTGGCAAAAGTCCGAATACTTTTCAAAGCCTAGAGCCGCCTTCTCCAATAGTTCGAATTGCGCAAAGGCGTGAAGGGGTTTGTTGTCGAGCGGAGTCCCGTCAAGGATTCGCCGATAGACCACACGCCTTGCGAGCGCTCGCATCATGGCGGTGCGCTTCGAGCCCGGCGTCCGGTAGTCTGCGCTCTCATCCCAAACAGCTAGCACGCGGTTAGCCTTCGCCACGCGGGCTATGAGCTTGCGCACGTCATCCCGGATCACGCTCTCGTTGTTGAAAGCGAAGATGTTCAGCGCTTCCCGGTTCTTGAGCATCGCCTTGAATTTGGCCAGCCAAGCTTCCCGCGTCTTAGCTGCCGGACCTGCAAGCTTTGCCTTCCACGCCAGCCCCTCAATCTTGAGGTTATCCCAGCCATGGGCCGGAATTTGCCGCCTTATCCAATTGTCATGAACGCCGTTAGGGGCGAAGATGAGCACCGCGTCAATCTTGCCCTCGCTGTAGAGGTGGCAGGCCGTATCAATAACAACCTTGCTCTTGCCTGTCCGCATTTGCCAGAAAAGCGCGCGGGCGGGGTCTTCAGCGTGAAGCGTTAACTCTGCTTGCTGATGTTTCCAGGCTGGCGTCTTGAGCCTATCGAGGTTGATAGGAGCGCAGAGCTTAAAGCGCCTCATACTCAATAACGGTGATCTGCTTCTCGACTGGCTTTACTTGCGTGCAGACTACAGTGTCCTCCCAAAGCTCGGAGTCTTGCTGCTCTGTTTTCCCTACGCGGTAGGTTGGCGTTCTCCAGTAAGTAAAAGCGCCGTTCGCTCTTACTGAGAAGACAAGGGCGCGAAGGTCGTGCCACCTCGAAGACCCTAGCTTTAGGATCGTTTCCGGCCGATAGAGCACGCCGTCAACCATCGTAGCGCTATCGCTAAGCAGTTCCTCTAAGATTTCCTTTTCAAAGCTTCGCTTCATAGTTCGGTTCCTCGTTCGTAGGTAAGCGGAAGTTGTTCGCCATCCGTCAGAACGCCGAACTTGCCTGTTTGATTGCCGAAGACATCCCAGCCCGGCCAAGTTTGCCGCGCGAAGCATTCGAGATAAGGACCTTCTACAAGGCGCTCAATCCGGCCGTATTGTTCATCAGGCTTGCGAGAGTGTTCCCGGCGTGGCGCGACTATGAGCCGGTGAACATCCTTTGCCAGCCGCTTAGGCTTGCCGCGAACTCCTAGCAGGCAAGTCTCGGGATTGGCGCGCGTCCAGTAACCCAGGCCGGTTGAGTAGCCGGGCGACTTGCGGTTAGTCTTCACCCAGTAGAACGCCACAGTCTTGAACTCGAAGCCCCAAGCCTTCATGAGCGCGAAAGCATCGGGCAAGAGCGGGTCAACGGCCCACATGAAGAGCGCGCAATCTTTGGCGGCCATGTCCGCAATGGGAAGCCTTGCAATGTCTTGCGTCTCTGCGGTCGTGTAGTGAGCCGAGGCGCAACGCTTGCCGGGCCTCCAGACTCTGAAGTTCCAAGGCGGATCGCAAAGAATAGCTTTATAGTTCAAGGCTAATACTTCTTACCGTCCGCGGCTGCCCGAGCTGCAAGCTTGTGGTCAGGACGGATCTGGTTGTAACGGTTCTTCTCGATACAAGCGCCGGGAACGTCCAAGCCTAAAGCCTCCGCAGTGTCGAGAATGCGAAGGATGCAATCGGCTAGCTCGACTTCGACTTGAGGCCGGTGCGGGAGGTGCTTGTCCTTCAACCCTTTGCGATGTCCCTCAAGCGCCTCGGATAGCTCAGAATGCATCAGCGCTATGACTTCGCCGAAGTTGCGCTGAATAGGCAGCAGTGTCTCAGGGTTAACATACCAGCCCGCGGCTTGTGCGGTAGCGTGCGCAAGCGCTTGCGCCTGCAACAGGCCTTCAAAAGCTTCCCGCTCGACTGGAGTCATATCAGTTAGCATAATCCAACCTCCTTTGCCGGGTAATGCCGGGCTACCCAGGCGTCCCTTAATCTGTGCCAAGGTTTGCCCGGCCCGTGAAAGAATACGATCCTTGAACCTTTGGGCAGTCGAGCGTTGGAGTCCTTACGCATCTGGTAGCGGTAAGAAACCATGCCGTCTCGCCACGTAAAGGCTTTATGATCCGGGCCTAGCTTGTACGACTGCCAAGCTTGCTCTGTGCCGTGGTAGTGCTTAAACCCCGCGTCTAGAAGTTCTTGGACGGCAGTCTCGGGGTTGAAGCTTGTCCAGATATCCGGCCGTGAATCCACGTCCATAGCCCAAAAGCTGGCGTTGTAGACGCATGGCTTTTCAGGACCGCCGCGGGCAAACCAGCCTAGGAAGGGAGCGGGGTCATCGAAGAGCGGCGCAACGTCATCAACTATAACGCAGTCGAGATCGATGCTGATGAGCCGCGGACCTAGAAGCTCGCTCATGCCCGCCTGCCACACCTTCAAGCGCGTCCAAGTTCCGGGGATGATCCCTTCCATGTAGAGCAAGTCGCCCCAAAGCGGGATCGTCTCGCACTCAATACCTTCCGGGTTGTCAGTTATGCAGACAAAGCGGTGCGGGGTCTTGTAGTGGCGCTGCACCATTCTATAAACCGCGTTGACGTGGCGATGGTCGTACTTCGAATGAATCCATTTCGGGAAAGAAGGCTTGCCCGCATCAGACCACAGCCAAACTGCAACAGTGGGAATCATTATACATCCATCCCCGCGGCTTTCAGCTTCTCAATAAGCGCATCGTAGGCATCTACAAGGGCTTTCGCCTCTTGCTCAGCACCGGCCGCGCTAAATACTGAAGAGCTGACCTTGAAAAGCGCAGTATAGGCCACGCCTTCATTCTCAATGAGCGCGGTTAGACAGTCGAGTTCATCGCTCATTAGGCAGAGTCCTCGTTGCGCGCGATAAGATACTTCAGCCAAGCCGCCTCAAGCGCCGGTTTGTTGCCCGCGAACTCAAGAACCCCGTAGCTGTTGCGCTTAACGTCCGTGACCGGGTTGAATTGATATTTGAGGAACATTTGCCAGCGCGAATTGTAACCGCGGCTGACCTTGGACCCGTGGAACATGTGCTCAATCGTGTCGTCAAGCCAGCCGAGCTTGAACCCGTTAAAGGCGTTCGCGCGCGTTGCCCAAGCCTTTAGCAGGTCGTTGTAAGGCCCTGCCAGCCCCTCAGGAATACTAGCGTCCGGCTCCCCTACTAAAGCGAGGGCCATGTGATGATCGCCAGCCCCGACGCCTCCCCACTCGAATAGGCCGCCTGCCCAGTCGAGAAAGTCACGCTTCCAAGCCCATGCAAAGCCAGGGTGCGGATAGCCGTAGGGGTAGTTTGTAAGCACCATGGTTTTCTTGTTGAAAGTAGGCACGACTTTCGCGCCCTCGCTATGCATCCATGCGAAGGACGTGGCGACGCTCATATGCGTTGAGTTCGGACCAAGGTCGAAACAGCTCTTCCAAGGTTGCACGACCGGCGATAAGTCCAGAGCGTTAATAGTGCGGGAGGCCCATCCCTTGGCGCGCCAAGTAACATCTGCGTCAGCTGTCAGAATATACTCGGCACCATGAGGCAGTTGGGAGATCGCCAAGTTTAGGAGGTTTTCCTTACACCAAAGCAGAGTTGAGGCCCGGAACTTAAGATGAGTGACGCGCTCTGCCGAAACGTCGTCTAGCTGATAGGTCCGGCCGCCATACACGCATTCTGCAATCGTCACGTGGACGTTAGGCTCTTCCAGCCAAGCGTTAACCGCTTGCCTCGCTAGGCTTTCCCGGCTCTTCCAAAGCATCGGGTTTGTCACGCAAGTAACGACTTGCAGCGTGCGTGTATCCGCGCCCATTAGTCCTCAAGCTCCATGTTAAGGGCCTCGGAATATCCGGGCCAGTTGTCAACTCCGGCCGCTTCGAGACGCGCAAGCTTGTCTTCAGCGCGAACCAATTGATCGTAGCGTTCCTTTGGCAAGCTGACCTTGCCCGTAACAGTAACCTCCGTTGCGAACTTAAAGATGGGCTCTAAGTTCTCATCCCCTGTTACCGCGTCTCTTAGTGCGTCTATTTGTTCTGCGGTTAGCTTCATTTCTGGTAACGTTCCAAAATTTCACTCTCTACTGCGATAGGACAACCGGGGAACTTGGGAACCGCGATTAGCATGAGCTTGTCAAAGATCTCCGTACTCGCTAACTCAGTCTCGGCAAGTTCTTCGTCATGCACCGTTAAGATAGGATTGTATTCACTGCTGAGGTCCGTAGCAACAAAAGCTTCCGCCATGACTTCCCGGCCGATAGCCTGCGTGCCGTTCTCCAATAGGCTAGCTCCGTAAGTGTCGCGCCTTCCCCATTTGCCGGTTGTTTTACTGAGGCCTTGAAAGATTAGCGCGGGCGCAAGTTCGCCCCATGGCGAGGGCTTAAGTCTAACCTTTGGGGCGAAGTAGATAAGAGGTCTTCCCGTTGGCAAAAAGCACCGCAAGACTTTCCCGTCAGAGTGCCAGATAAAGCGGGAGCAAGGGTAGTTAGTGCCGGGGTTACGAACGGCTTGCATTGCTGCAAGCTCCATGTCGGCCCATAACTCCGGCACTTTGGGATATTTCTTCCTGTAAGTGTCCACAACGTATTTACAGAGGACTAGAAGGGCCTCGGCTTTTTCCAAGGAGCAACGGGCTCCCTCTTCGAACCTCTTTTTGTCAGACCTTGCAAGCGCCGCCATAGCCCTATACTGCGCAGGCTTCTCAAAATCTTCCGGCCTCGGATAAAGACGACGGCGAACCCAACCCACAACTTTTGCATACTTGTCTCCACAGATTTCCTTAACTTCCTCTTCGGTAAAGCTTAGGTCAGGGTCTTGTAGCACGCGTAGCGCAAAGGTGATGAAGCCCATACCATAGCCGAGCGCTAGAATAGCAGTCTTTCCGAATAAACGCTCTTTCTTATTCTTTTTAGTTATAGGTCTTCGGTAGAGCGTCGAAGCCATTTCACAATAAATATCCCCGCCGCTTGCAAAGAGCGCTAGGGCGCTAATCTCGCCAGCTAGCCACACGACAAGCCGAGCCTCGATAGCGGAATAATCGCCGCATGCGAACTTCTTACCCTTACGAGGAATTAAAACCCCGCGCGTGACGGAGGACAGAAACGTCAAGACATCACCGTTCTTAAAGCGGGCCGTAATCTTGCCCAAGTCCCGGCTCTTCACAAGGGCTACCGCTTCCTGCATCGTCAAATTCCAGGGGTAGGGGTCGCCAAGCTTGCCGCGCGGGAAGTTCTGGACTTGAATGCCTTTGCCGGTCCAACGCCCTGTTGAAGCGCCGTGGTACATTATCAGCTCGCGAACTACGAAAGACCCGTCCGGCTCGCGAGCCGCCAGCTCTAAGACCCGCTTGAACTTAGCGACGCTTGTCTTGTTTATGTCGCGGGCAATCTCTAGGACGCGAAGGACATCGGGCTCTAAGTTTTCCTGCTTAGCCGCCCAGTCGAGCGTTACCGCGGTCGTGTCGCTTATCGGAACGCCGTGAGCTTGCAACCATGCCAGGACTTGCGCGCGCTTTGTTCCCGCATCGATTCCGGTGAGCTTGTAAAGCTCTTCGTTCCACCGGACTTTCATCTCGCGTGCAACCCACAAGGCCGCGTGGCACAACTCTAAGTCTACAGTCACGCCGCGCCAGTTAGCCCGCTGATCGGCTAGCCAAACGGATTGCTCGAAGGGCGACAGGTCCGGCAAGGCTGCGCTCAGCTCATGCTCTGCCCTAACGTCTTGCCGGTTGTATTCGTAGAAGACCGCAGCCCGCTCCGGCTCTTCATCGGGCTCGAAGTAGATCGGCTCTTCGCGGTTTGTAATACCCCGCGCCTTGCGTATCTTTTCGAGGGCCTTCCCGGATATCTTGCGAGGCTTGGCGAAGTGCAGCATCGCCTTTTTGCCCTCTTCATCCTTGAGGGACTTCCCGAGAGCCGCCTTACAGGCCCCGGCAAGGTCTCTCGGGAACGCGAAGGCCGCCGCCTTAGCAGCGCTGCAACGCCACTGTTCAGGGCTTATAGGAGGCGCTGAGGGCCATTCATTGGGAACGACATTATCCCATATGCAGCGCTCGAAGCCGCTGTTGTGAGCCTCTACAAGGCCGCCCGCGCGTATCCAGGCGAATAAGGGCTCTAAGACATCGAGGCTTTGACCCCGCCTCCATTGCACCGGCTCTGAGTAACCGGGAAGCATGAAGGACAGGCAAAGGATTTGAGTCCAATATTCCTTAGAGTATAAGTAGGCCCCAAGCTTCTTTACGTCCGCGGGGCTCCTAGTCTCGAAGTCTATTGTTGCAACAGGCGCGTTAGGAAATCTCGAAAAGCCGGGAGGCGACGCAAAGAGAGCATACATTTAGTTCCGGTTCCACTTTCGAGTTCCGCCTATTGATAGATTGAGCGCCAAAACTCTGAGAGTTTCCGTAGTTCCAAGTTTCAGTTTCACTCCCCCCTTTAGGGGGGAGTGAAACCGGAACTGAAACTCTTAGATGGCCTAATCCAGGCGGCGGGGTCACAAGTATATAAGACCTATAAAAGAAGACGTGGAACTAGAACGCGGACTCTTCGTTTTGATCTCCGATGTTAGCCAAATAGTCTTCGTCAATCTCATCTTGGCCGAAAGCCTCCTTAGCGGAAACCCCGCCGCCGGTCCTCTTACCGTCCTTAAGCTTTTGCAGGTTCCGAATGCCAATGGAGATGCCCTTAGCTTTCAAGACATTGAAGGGATAGACCGTGACTTGAGCGCGGCAAATAGCTCCGCTGTAAATCTGCGAGGTGTTGCCGTGTTCCGGGCCTATCTCATCGCCCGCTAGGTTTATGACGCCAATCGGGTAGATGCTGGTTAGGCTGGCGAAGAACTTGCCTTCTCCGACATACTCCAGATCCTCAGCTCCGTCTCTGAGGCCCCGCTTGATGTTCGCCGGGAGCTTATCCCAGGGCTTCTTAAAGGCTTCCCGCGACACCCGGTCAAGCTCTCCTAAAAGCTTTTCCCAGAGGGCCTTGTCCCGTTCGCCAAAGCCCGCCGGGTCCCAGATCGCCTTGATGCCGTACTTAGGAGGCCCCGACGGCTCTCCGGCCTCGTTCTTGCCTTGCTGCGCCGTAAACAGCGCTTCGTGATAGCCGAGCGTGAAGGCCGGTGAGATGAATAGAACGTCTTTTTCTTTTGCCATGCTAAACTCTTTCTGCTGCTCTAGGGTCGCTGTCGAGCGCTATCGTAAGCTCGCCAGTGGGTTTAAACAAGTATTCATCGCTGAACGCCTGCCTTCTATTGGGGTCCACAAGCTTCTCGGCTTGCGATCCCGATATTAACTTACCTCGTTTGAACAAGGAAGCGCGGTCTTTAATATATCCGGCCTCCAATATCTTAGAGACTAGCCGGTTGCGTGGTATATCAGGCCGCCACTTCTTTACAGTCCGGCGTTGAACAAGCTTGAAGCCTTCTACCTTGCGGCCGGATAGCAGGGCTTGCAAAAGATACTCTTCAGCCGCTTCGAGGTGCGCGCGAATTTGGCTCGCAAACCTAAAGACTTGCGCGCATTGCTCTAGCGGCTCCATAGAAGGCTCTTCCGCGAAGGCAATCCGGGCTTGCTCTGCTGTCAGAGCGGCACGCGTAACGCAAGGCCCCGCGGCTTTGCAGAAAGTGCAGTGCTCCCCGGCGTTGAGATACTGGCTAGACCACACAGAGAGCGGGGTTTCTCCGAACTCATCCGCCGCCCTATCCGCCAGCTCGCAGGCCTTCCGGTGCAGCTCGCTAAAGGCTCGAAGCTCTTCCGCGGTGCAGGCCTGAGAGCGGACAGGCCCGTCAGCGTGAGCCGCGTTGGGCTGTATGATTGTGATGCGGTAGCGCTTGTGTCTCCAGCCGGTATCATGGGCGCGCCCTAGCAGGTATGCGAGGCATTGCGGGTTGCCTTTAACCTCTACCGGGATTCGACCGTTCTTGTAGTCCGCTACCTCCAGCTCTGCGAGGCCTATAATCGTTGCGTCCGCTATGCCTCCAGAGTCGTCGCGGTCAGGAAGAGGATTCGTGCGTGTCTCTAAGGTCAGCTCATCGGCCCATAGGCTCGCTTTACGCCTGCGAATGTAGTTGTGAGCTATGGCAACCGCTGACACCATATGTGAGTCAACCTCGAAGACGCGTTCATAGCTCTCCGTGGACTCTTCAATCCACTCTGCGTCACCGTCTCGGATGCCGATAAGGCGGCAAAGGTAGGCCTCAGGGTGCTTCGATTCCTCAAGGCTGACTTGTAGGAGGTAGTGAGCTGCCGTGCCCCTTTGGCTTGCTATGCTGCTACGTCGCTCCTTTTCCGGCAATGACTCGGCAAGCGCTAAAGCGCCGGGGCAGTTGTGCAGGATATGCGCGGCGCTAGGAGATTTCTTCGAGTGAAGCGCCACAGCTAGGCTATCTTCACAAAGTAAGCGCTGAGTTGCATCGCGAGAATGAAGTTAGCTGCGAATGAAGCGAAAAGCACTAGCTTAATAAATAGGTCAAGGTAGCTGCTTTTTGCCCACATTATGAACATGCCTAGTAGCAAAAAGACATTACTCCAGATCACGTATACCATAGCTACTTCCATAACCGTCCCCTCAACCATTCTGCTACTTCCCAAAGCACGTCTTTGTCGGCTCTTCGTAGTAGCGTTAGTATTGTGATGTATTCAGGCGGGGATGGCAAGCTGTCGCCCTTCCCTTCGTTACAAACGTTGCAGTGCGCCTGCAAGTTATCAGGTTCGTTGGAGCCGCCTTTACTTCGAGGAATTATGTGATCTACCGTGAGCCGAACTCTCCGGCCTAACACGATGTCACCGGCAACGGCCCCGCATAGCTGACAGACCCCGCCGTCTCGCTCTAACACCATGGCGCGGACCTTGAAGGAAGGGAGCCGTTCGGGGCAATCCGTGTTAGGGTCAGCAACCGGCTTATACTGACCGGGCCTTAGCGAGCTATCATCTGCGTGCGTGTGGATAATCCAGCCAAGGCCTCGAAGCTCGCGAACGCGGCGGCTGTAGTTGAGAATGCCCGCGACCTCTTGCAGCGTTTGGGTTTCGATGACTTCGCCCATATGCGCTAGGAAGTAGCGTTCAATCTTGCTGCGAGCGCTCACGATTGGCCGCTCTGAATCTGAATATCGACTCCAGCCTTTATAGCTTGCCCGAGTAGCGTGTCCTCTACCTTGGCTTTATCGGCAAGGTTCATGTAGGTAGACAGGATGTCGCCCAGCAGCTTCCATGACATGGAGCCCGCCTCTGTATGGCTTTCCAGCCTTTCCAGAATGATCCTAGCCCGCTCCGCTTCCGCGCCGCGCTTCAAGGCGTTTTCCTTCTCGGCTGCTAAGAGTTCATCCATGCGGCTGTTAACCTGCAAGTGGATAGTGCGGGCTTCATGTTCTGCTCTCTTAGCTTGGTAGGAAGCCTTGGCCGCGAAGAATAGCGCCCCTATAGAGCTGACAATTCCTACAACCTGATAGGAGTAGGTCAAGACTTCATGCAGGCTCATGGCTGCCCCTTCGCGAAAGCTTTGATCCGGGCTTCCAAGTCAACGCGCAAGCTGCTCTTCAGCTCAGACCATGGGATGTTGTCGGGGAGGCCTTTTCTAGCTCTCCCCTTGTGAATCAAGCTCAAGCCAGCCCAAGTTAGCCGGAGTAAGACGCCTTCGTCGCCAGCCCATTTGAAGAGCGTGTGCAGCTCGTGCAGGTTCATTTCTTCAGCAAAGCTCCTACGAGGCTGCGGACGGTATGCGACCACGCTTGAACCGCGAAAAAGCTAAGCAGGATCGTAGCCTCCCATTGGTCGAAGGGTGCGGGGTATTTCGGCACTGCTAGCCCGAGTTTGAAAACCGTGTCGAGCGTGACGGCGCAAAGGTGCAGAGTGAATGACCCTGCTATGAGAGCCGTTATGAGTCGCATTTCCCAGAAACCGGAGGTTGCCTTACGGACCTCTTCAGAATTTCGCTTCGCGGCCGAATCGGCTCGGATAGCCTCAATAGCGGCTTGATCGCCGGAAAGCTTCGAGAGCACGCCTTCTAGAAGGTCGCCTCCGACTTGCTTGATGGTCCAAGACAGAATAGAGCTGAACATGAGTTAAAGAGCACCGGCCTTGCGGCCGGTGCTTCCCAGGTTAGTGGCTGATAGAAGCGGAAACCGCAGTTGCCGCCGCCGCTTGAGCGTTCTTGTAGGCCACGTAGCCGTTAACGACTGCTGTAGCCCCGCCCGTGCCGGAGTTGTAAGAGGCCGCGAACTTGTTCAGCGCAGTCACTGCGTCGTTAGCAGCTGTCACCGCAACCGTAACGGCCGGATTAGAGATGCCGAGCGTTTGAACCAAGGTTGTCGCTGTAGTCAGGTCAGCCGCAATAGTTGGAGTGTTTTTCGCAATCCAAGCCAGAGCGTTATTAACGTCCGTTGCAGCCACGGCGATCCCTTGCTTGATGTCCGTAATAACCTTCACAACGTCATTCTCGACAGTTGTGAAGAACTCTTCCACTTCACTAATAAAACCCGTCATTTACTTTACTCCTATGTTAACCCAGAGGCTTTGCTTCATGCTCCAATACTGTAGCCGCCTCTTCGGTTGCCTGTCTATGCTTTTCCAGGAACGCTAAAACTACGGCTAAAGTGCCTACAAGAGCCGCCGCGCCTAGGGCTATGTGAAGCCCGTGACCCGCGTGCAAGACCTCAGCGACTTGCTGAGAAGCCGCGGTTGATATCGCCACAGCGCCGCTTGAGTGGAGCACGGTTTGAGAAGCGGTTTTAGTTTCCTCGGCTAGAACATCCGCCATCTCCTTAGAGGTCAGAGCCCCGTAGATGCCGTCAGCAACGAGATCATGCTGCGCTTGAAAGAGCTTTATAGCTGCGATTAGATCGCCGTTTTCAACGCCATCGATAGCGCCGTGCCAGTAGCCAGCTTTCTCAAGGTCTTCCTGAATCAGCTTGATAGCTGGCGATTGCACCGGCTCCATGTTGGTAAAGGCGTAATGGGCATAGTGAGAGTAGGCCGCGGCGATCTTCGCGTGATAGTTGTTGCGAGCGTAGCCCGCTCCGTTATAGCCCTTAGCGAAGGCCCGCCAGCTGTCAGCGTCGAAGGAACCCCTGCTTAAAGCAGCCCTGAGGTGATCGTAGTCGATTTCTTTAACCAGAGCTGTCAGCTGGCCCTCAAGCGTATTCTGGCTATCAACGAAATCCTGAACGCTCGAATAGCCGAGGCCCTTCCACTTATCGCCCATGACCTGCCCAACGCCCCATGAGCACGACATAGCGGCGGCCTCAGGGTCAATCGCGCGCATGCGCTCGTAGCGATCCCAGGTCTGCCTAGCTGTTCTTGGGTAGGGAATGCGCCTCCACATCGGACTAGCAAGCCCCGCCTCGATGGCCTTTTTGCGCGTCTCGCCTTGCGTTAGCCTGTAAAAGTATACGGCCTCTGTCAGGATGGTAGGGACAAGCTTGCCGTCAATTTGCCAGAATATAATGCCGTCACTTTCGACTTGTACGACCGCCGCCAGCTTTGCCGGGTCTAGGCCGTTTGTCCGCGCAACCACTTGGATTGCGTCCTTCACTTCCTTGCTCAACATTGGACTTTACAAACTCCTTTAGTCGCTCTGCACAAGAGCCGCACAAATCCATCTCGGGAAGTATTCGCGGCCCGTTAATCTTTCGCAGATCAAGAGTATGCCAAGTCTTAGCGGGCTCGCTAGTGGATTCTTGGAAGCCGCACATATCGCAGATCAAATGAATTACCGTGTCAGTCCGACGCATTATCAACCCCGCCAACGTCTTCGCGCTCAATGTCAGTAACGGCAAGTTCCTGAGGGTAGTAAAACTCAATAGCCGTTGCCCGGTCGCGGTTAGTGACGAAGCGATGAACCTCACCGGGCGGAACCGTACACATTTCACCGGCATGCAGCGTGGTAACGTCTATCAAATCATATTCCCGTTTCTTGCGTTCGATGAGAAGGCTGCCGGACAGGCAAATAAAAGCGTTCCACTTGTTAGCGTGTCTGTGCCAGGAACAACGGGCATTAGGCAGCACAGCTAAGCGATGCACCTCAATGAGCGGGGTTTTCAAGACTAGCTCCGTGGTGCCCCACACCTTGCCCTCAATCATCTGACGGCCTCGAAGAGATCGGCATGCGGCCAAAATGGAAGGGTAGAGGTCTTAGAGCAGTTGAAGACTTGAATCCCCGCCTCTTCAAGCGGCTTCACGCACTGTTGCAGCTCATGAGTTTTAACGATCCAAGTCTCCTTAGGCCGCGGCCAAGGGTGCTCAGTGTGGCAATGCGCCCTATTCGCGTCTCCATAGGAGTTGTCAGCTCCTAGCAGGTAAATCCGGCTAACCCCCTTGTGAGCCATAATGTTGAGCGCCGCGCTCAAGGAGGTCCGCAGCATCGTAACGGTGTCCCGCTCCTTAGCTAGCATCTTGGGAGGCCGTTCGCGCCGCAAATACCTCAAGTTTGAGTGGCCCCTGCAATTAGTCGCTATGGTGTAGACAGCGCCTCGGAAGACGCTCAGCTGATCCCCGCACTTCTCCATTTCCCTATACCACCACCTTGAGTCCGCGAAGAACATAGCCGGAGCCCAAGGAGCCCATTTGTACATTGAGTTAACCGCTAGGACGTTGCGCCCTTCGACGGCCTTGCACATCTCGCGAGTTATCGAAGTGCCGCCGCAGAGAATAAAGCCGTCTTGGCCTTTCCACTCGGGCGCAATCAAGGTGTAGAGGGTCATGCGGCGCGCCTAAGCATCAGGGTAACGGAGAGATCGGCCCCGGAAGGACTAAGCGGCGAAGAGACTGTAAGAACGTCGCCGGTCGCTAAGCTCGCATTTATGTTAGCCGAGGTTGCGCTGTTGCCTGAGGCTATTGCGAAGCTCCCAACTGAGACGCCGTTCTTGCCAACAGTAAAGACCTGATCCGCACTCGGGGCGATTCGCAAATAGGCTGCGACGCTTTGCAGGGTCAGAGAGCGAGCTGCGACATACTGAAAGACCAAGCCGCCGCTTTGACCGGGACAGAAAAAAGCTAGGTCACTAAGAACCGGCTGGCCCCCGACACAAACCGCTATCGGCTTCCCGTTCAGCACCGTCGTGTTGTCGAAGGTAGTAGCCGCGATGAAGGCCTGTAGCACAAGGTAGACGTTCCCGTTGACGTAGAAGAAATTCCCAGCCTTGTAGAGAGCGCCGGGCTGGTAGGCCCCCTGCCAGGACAGAGCTACAGCTGTCAGAGCGAAAGGCCCAAAGCTCCGGCCGTCCGCTGTTGTAACGGTCATAGCGCCGTTAGCGACGCTGATTCCGCTAATGCTGTAAGGATCGGTAGTGTTGTCCTCCAGATTTCCGATAAGCTCGCTAACGTGGAAAAAATTCGTGTCCATTTCAGCAGCTGTCAGGTTCGAACCTTTGCCGCTACCCCAAGGCCCTTGGCCCCTATAGACTATTACGTGCTCTGTCTCTGTTGTCATGACGAAGCGCCCCGCAGCATTGTCAAAGTGACGGAAAGCCCCGCACCGCTAGGCGAAGCTGGCGGGTAGACTGCTAGCACCTCCCCGGCCGATAGCGACACCGCGCTATGAAGCGTTATGTAGCCCGCGTTGCTGCCGGAAGGGATGACTACAGAACCTACGTTATTCGAGCTTCCCGCTCCGATAGTGCATGACAGCTGAGCCGAGGGCGGGGTCTGCAAGTAGACTTGGCCAGCGTCGTCAGCCTCGCTTGAAGCCGGGATGTAGCAGGGCCTCGAAGCTACGAACTGAAACATGGGCGCGCCGCTTGCAACGCCTTGGCCGGGAATGCCTGGAATGTAGAAGCCGAGATCGTACAGCGTCGGAAAGCCCATGACTTGCGTTAAGCAGGCGCTGCTATTCAGAGAGAGCGTAGGAACAAAGGATGAGCCGGACGTGAAGCCTTGCAAGACTATGTAGAGGCCAAGGTTGTCCAAATAAAGCAGGTCCATGGCGTTGTAAGCCGTGTCCGGCTGCCAAGCGCCGCGCCACTTGAAAACCGCCACGGGCAAGGTAAAAGGCCCCTTGCTCGTTCCGTCAGTGAGATTAACGCTAAAGCTGCTTCCCGTGACGGTGAAACTCGCAATATTGACGGGTTGCGCGGGGTTAGTTTGTAGCGCGGCTATCCGCGTCATGAGCTGAAAGAAGTTGTTGTCAACCTCCGTCGGGAGAAGCACGGAGCCCTTGCCAGCGCCCCAAGCTCCGCTTGTTCTGTAAACGACGCTCATAGTTCACCTACGGGAATGAGATTGCCGGAGTGCCAGCGTCACTAACTGACGTAGCCGAGGAAGAGGAACTAGAATCCGATACGCCGCTTGCAACAGGCGGGACCATGTTATTAGGGTCGTTCGGGTCAGGCGTGGCGTAGCGTATCGTTGTTGTTTGACCTGTGTTGCTGTCTCTGAGGCTGACGGATTGCAGGGCCTTCGCCTTAATTGTCTCATCGGGGTTATCGGGGTTCTGAATAGTTAGCGAGACTTCAGTCCGGCTAACCTCGCTCGAATCGCCCTTAATATTGATATGATATTGAGCGCCCTTAATCGTTGTCGTCTTTACGGAGGTGCGAGCGGAAACAACGAGGATTCCAATATTAGCCGCCTGCCCGGTTCCCTTCGCAATGACCGAAGTCTCAAAGACGGCGCTCCAGCTGAAAGGCGCGTAAGCGTAGGGCCGGACAACTCTTTCAAGCGATGTATTAGGCATTGCTTGCAGCCTCTAAATCAATGGTCTGCGGAACATTCAAAAGCGTCGTGGTCATATTGTACTGAGTAATAAACGGACCGCCAAGCATTCCCGTTAGCTCAATATTAAGCACGGTAGTAACGGCGTTTACCTTAGCCCTAACATCGTCAACCGAAGAGTAAACAGGATCGGTCACAGTGTTGTTGAGGCCCCAAATCTTTTTTTGGTATCCGGTTATAGACTGGCTAGCCGCTCCCCATTGTGCATCAAGCCCGCCGTCAACGTAACACTTCAACAGGTTGTTTTGAACGTCTACTTGAAACAAGTCTAAGCCGTCGTCATCAAGCACAGTATTCGCAACGTCGGAGCTGCACCATGCTAGGTCTCCTGTAGGCATAATCTGCCAAGCCCCTGCGAGCGCTGCATAGTCGGTTTCATAGTCATCGACATAGGAGGCCGAACCGCTCGAAATATCGGCAAAGTCCTCCGTGTTAAATCCTGTCTCAATCCAGAGCTGAGGGTCTTCGGTTTGGCCGCCAGTGTATCTTCCGATCATGCAACCTATAGTCACTTCGCAATAACCGAAGCCCTTAGCGCCGTCATAATCCAGGACGTAGTTCAGCACCTTGCCGGTAGCAGAGCCGCCGGGAAGCCGGTAATCTTGAACTGTTGCGTTCCACCGGCAAGACAGCTGCAAACCTTGAGAGAAAGCGGTTTGAGCCTTGACCTCGACTGCTCTAGCCCTAGCAAGGATTAACGCGCGCGCCCTCAAGATCATGTACTGTAGGGAGTTCTGCCCCCGGTCAGTCTTGAAGTATGCGGAGCGCCTAGCGTCCTGAATAGGCATGGAGTTCTGAACGCCCTCTTCAGTCATGGAGTCAAAAGGAATGTCTTTATATTCATCAGCGTGCGCCGATGGGAGCGTTAAATAGGCTATCGAGTCGGAAGATTTATTGTCCGCAATCCTTTTAGTCGTGCATAGGTTTTGTAGGTCCGCGTCAACATTAAAGGTAACGACCTCCGTGCGCTTCCTGTCAGCGTTCCAAACAACCTCTAAATGCGGGAGAACCTGTCTCACCGGAATCCAGAGTAGAGTCGTCGTCTCCAACGACGGGAAGGACGGAGAACCCTGATTTATAACTTGCACGCAAACCCCGCCTCCCGTGAAGACGCCGCTAGCATCTTCCGCGGGCAAAGTTTGGATGCCAATAGGGCCTACGAGTATGTCTCCGTCAGAATCAACCCCCAGGTAGTCGAGCGACGAAACTCCGACTTGCCAGCCGCCGCCTAGCCCTTGCCCGGTCTTCGGCCAAGCGTTGACCATGCCGTCGGCCCCCATCAGGTAGGTAATGTTGCCGGGTAGAAGCTGGATGCCGTTGCCGTAAATGTCCGTTATCTGCTGCTCAGTTCCGCCCGCTCCCGTGGCATATTCAGAGCTGGTATTCGCGTTAGCAAAAGCGTTGATAACCTGTTGAGTTATGTCCATTGTTCCGAAGCCGGTTTGAGTCCAATCAACTTTTGCATTGACGACAACCCGGCGGATTGGGGAGCCTGAATAAGACATCCCTAGGCCCTCGTAGAAGCCCGTAGAAGGCGAAATGGTCAGGGTTCCGTCTTCTCCTTGCACGATATCAGAGACGGTCACAGAGCTGCTAAAGCGGTCGCAGTGCCAGAGCTTCGAGTAGCCCTCTAACACGTGGTCGGGGTCTTCCCGTTGCTCATAGGCGACGAAGAGCGGGTCATAATAGGGGAGCTGCTTCAAGCTGTTCGCCAAGGCTTCCTTTTGATCGTCGAAGTCAACAGGCCTCGAAATGAAAGACAGCGTGCAAGCCTCGGCATGGACATCCTTAGGAATGCCTACGAGACGGCCAAAGAAGAGCGGCGTGACAGTCGAGCCGGAGTTGTACGCGAGCCAAGCCCATACCTTCCGGCCGGGAGCTAATAGGCCGACTCTCGGGTTCTTAAGAACGACCTCGCAGGCCGGGAAGTCACCTTCCGCATGCTCTATATGGATAGACAGAATCTGTTCATCAAAACGGTGATGCCGCGGCGTAAACTCCAGCTCATCGCTTTCCGCCCAAGCAAAATAAAATTGCTGGACAGCCCCGGCAGACTCCGAGGACTCGGCAGAAACGCTCTGAAAATAGCCGTTGCTCGTTAGCGGCGTATAGTTGGCGTCACCGCTATAGACCGCGTAAAGCTCTTGCACTCCGGCCGGGAGGCTCGAAAGCGTGAAGGACGCTAGCCCGCTCGCAAGCGTAACCGTGCCGAGGTTAACCGGGGCGTAGTCCGTGGCGTGGTCTAGCGGGTTGCCGTTATAGAGCGTCACGGAGCCGGTAGGAAGCTCTGAAGTTGGCGGAACCCCGCCGCCCTCCAGCTGGCCTAGCGAATAGACCCTAACCGACACCGTGACAGGGTTCGGCTCCAGCACCGGATTAGCAGAGCTTGTGAAGGCTATGCCCGCTTCAATCCGCGCCGGATAGATCGTAACAGTTATGTCACCCGTAACCGCTTCCGCGTAGTAGTTATCGCCTGAATAGTTGGCGAATATCGTATAGGTGCCGGGGCTCGTAAGCGTGTAGATGATGTAAGAGTCAAGCTCGCTCTGCTCTTCCGTTCCGTGTTGTAGGAGGTCGAAATAGCCGAGCGAGGTCAGAGTCTCATCGGAGTTGCGGATGAAAAATTGCAGGCTGCCGGTAGGTTCCGGGTTGCCGTCCGGTTCAGTTGACCGCGTAAGCCAAACGTAAAAGACCGGGTAGTGCGGGAGGTATACGCTCGAAGACGCAGCCTGAATAGACGCCGTGACCGGAGTCAGAGGAAGGTCGTTGAGGTTTGACACTTAGACTTCCTCGCTCGTAAGCGTCCAATCGACATAGCAGCCCCACTCATCAGTTTTTTGAGTGAGGTCTACCACCATCATTTGCAAAACAGGACGGTAGAAGACAAAGCCGCTCTCGTAGCGAATGCTTCCGGGAACTGCGGGCCGGTGCAAGCCGAGAGCGGGGCTTTCCGTTTCTGTCGAGATCGTTCCGATTGCCTCAGTCGAGAAGCCGGATAGCCTTTGCGCCAGCTCAGAGATGCACCACATTGTGAAAGTCGAGCCGGGAAAGATTCCATCCCAGGAAGGCGGCTGAACATCAGGCCTATTCGTCACCGTGATAACGCTGCTGTACTTCCTGAACTGCGGAGCTGACAAATCTATCAGCGTTCCGTTTACGGAGCGCTTGAGAGCCTGAGACTCCTTGATAGGGATCAACGTTTGTTGAGCGGCGCGGATTGAATAGGGCGGAACCCCGAAAGGGAGAATGCGGAGGTTGCTGGAAAAGGTTGAATCAGCAGCGCCGCTATTCGGGTTGATGTACAGGACAGAAGCCGGGGAAGTGCTCCCGCCATAGGTGGAATCGCCACTGTAAACGGCCGTAATCTCATGCGCGCCTAGGGATAGGCTAGACAGATTAAGATTTGCAAGGCCTTCGATAAGAGAAACCGGAGAGCCTAAGGGGTTCCCGTCCACATAAAACTGGACTGTGCCGGTAGCGCCGGAAGCAATAACCGCTGTCATTTTCTTAAATGCCTACCACTGTCCAGTTGCTCCCATTAAACCGCGCTAACACGTTGTAGGAGCCAGTTCCGGTTATCGAGGCCCCAAAGGTGTTAACGTTAGCGTTGCTGACGTTCAGCAGCGTGCCAGTGGCGGGGCTGGATGGCAAATTGGCGTAGGTGTAAGACCCCGCTCGGATGGTTCCGTTCACGTCTAGGAGGGTCTGAGGGCTCGAAGTGCCGATCCCAACATAGCCTGAGGAATTGACGTGAACTACTTCCGAGCCTCCCACAGCTACAGACAATGGAATAGTAGCCGATCCTCCCGTGGCCGCATTGACGTACAGCCCGTAGTTAGTGCCGCCGACAGTGGATGAGTTGTTAAAATATCCGGCGTAGGTCGTGCTTAGCGTGCCCGTGCTTCCGGTCGTAACTTCGCCATATACGCCGGTTGCCATGCCATAGCCGCCAGCACTTGGTTGCGTAGCCTTGCCCCACAGACCCTTTGCATTTTGTCCAGCCGTAGCGCTACCCAGCACTTCGCCGTAAACTGCTGCCTCAGGGATCGAGTAACCGGCCGAACTCAAGTAGGAGTAAAGGCCGTAGGCCGCAGTTGCTTGGTTATGCGGAGTGACGTTGATCTTCTCACCGTAGAATGCCCCGGCTCCGCCTGTAGAACTGCCGGTATTTGAGATATTTATAACGGGATTCGTCGAAGCTTGGCCGCCGTTGATATCCAGGTTTGCCGCCGGGCTCGAAGCGCCGATCCCAACGTTACCGCCAGAGACGTAAAGAGGCGAAGGCAACGCGCTGCTAATCGTTACGTCACCCGTGCCTGCATCCGCTCCCGTGGAACTGATGCTTATGTTAGTCCCGGCAAGAACCTTTGTAATGACTGCGGAGCCGCTAGTTGCGGTGTTCATCAGCGCGCGGGTAAGCGTTCCTGATGCGATGTTAGAAGGCCCGTCTAGCAGCGTCCGCGCCATGTTATTCGCTTTCCGTGGTGCCGAGTTGTTCACGAAGAGTGCGAATAAGCTCTCTGTCCTTAGTGCGCCCCTCAACAAGCGCCGCGTTCGCAGCCTTAAGCTCGTTAAGCTCAGCTAAAAGCGCATCCGACACAAGATCCAGCGTACAATTAGCCGCGTAAGTCTCGCCAAGTTCGCGAGTCAAGCGACTGATAACAGCCGCTTGCAGGTCCGTGTTGTTCTTCAGATTTAGTTGCATTGTGGCTCTCCTTTATTTCAAGTAATCGGCTAGCAAAGTGTCGCCAGTGGCTGGCGCGAATAGCATTGTAATATTAGCGCCTGAGATTGTGTAGTCGTTACCTGAACCGGACTTGAGCCGTTGCCCGTTTAGGTACAATTGAAGGTTAGCGCCGCTGTTGGAAGGACTGTTGGCAAGCGTAAAGGCCGTATTAGAGCCGTTTGGGGTTCCGCCGGGAGTCTCACCATAGATAAAGTTTCCGTACTTCGTGAACCCTGATCCGCTTGTATTGTTGACCGTCATAGCAAGGCCAACGTTGGTAACGTCTCCGGTAAACGTTGGCATTTGGGAGGACTGAAGAGTCCCGGTCAGGCCGGTAGAGAAAGGCAGCCCGGTGCAACTTGTCAGGGTGCCGCTCTGAGGCGTTCCAAGCGCGGGCGTAACAAGGGCCGGGCTTGTAGCTGCGACAAGCGAGCCCGTTCCGGTAGCTGCGTTACCTAAGATGGTCTGTACGCCCGAGCCAAGCGCCGAAGTCTGAAGAGCCCCAACGATGCGCGAATCGTTTCCTACAGCCGCGGTAGAGCTGGTAGTCCCGTAGTTAACGCTAAAGGTGCTGCCAACAAGGCTCAAGCCCGTTCCGGCCGTGTAAGTGGTGCCTGAGTTGTCTTGAAGGAAACTGACCCCGGTCGTGTCAACGGTGATAGTGCCGGTCGTGGTCATCCACCACTTAGTGTCTTTGTAGGTCGTGCCGTCGGGGTCTAGCAGGAAATAAGCGCCCTCAGGAACGGTTGACCCTGAGGCCCACCACGTCGGACGCGTCCAAGACCCTGAGGCGACAACCCAAGGGCCGTTTTGCGAGGTCGTTGTCTGAGCGGTCAAGAGAACGACGTCTCCGGCGTTCGGAGTAACCCCGTCAACTTGAGCCGTTCCCGAAAGGCTCGACACGTTGCTAGCTGACAGAAGCCTAGCGCCGTGCAGACTGAAGCCCGCAACCTTCGCGTCTACATAGGCCTTCGAGGCGAGATCGGTTGCATTAGTAGGCAGTCCGCTATTTTGAGCGGTGTAGCCGCCTAGGTTCAAGGCCGCCGTCATGCTTACGGAGCCGTTCGATTTGATGAAAAGCGAGCCGTCCACAAGCGAAGAGGTTGGAACGATTGCGCCGGAAGCCATAGCAGACCACGGAATAGATGATGAGTTTATCTGCTCTGCGCCGTTGATTAGTGAGCGAGACATGTAAAGGAAGCTCCGTTAGGTTGAGTAGAAAAAGTAGCAAGGCGCGCCATCCCAAGCCAAGCCCGCGGGTATTATTAAGCTTTCACCGCTGACAGTAAAGCTTGAAGGGGGTTGCACAAGTCCATTAACCACAAGCATTGTGAAGGAACCCGGCGTTGCTTGCAGCGTTTCGGTTTGTCCGGCGGCAAGACCTGAGAAAGAGTAAACGTAAGACGTTGAGGACACGCCGCTCTCTGCGTAATAGAGGCTAGCCGTTACTATGCAGCTGTCGCCATACGAGACGGGATTCGAGCTGAAAGTCAGGGTTAAGGAAGTATCCGTCATGCTAATACCACGAAGGCTTAGAGCCCATTGACCGGGCTTGCTTGTTGGTCGCGAATTTCACAAGGCTTTGCGCTACACCCTCGGGAGCCGTAAGACCGGGGAAAAGGTCAGATCCAATTTGCAGCGTAAAGGGCCTCAGAGGCTCCGTGGCTGGCGGCTGGGCAAGGGAAGCTAGGGTAGTAGCGGGGCTCACAAAGCCCCCTGTAGCGAAGTGTAGAGCCCCTACAGAGGATTTCCCCAAATCGTTAATCGTGTGGAGCACGTTAACCCCTACACGCCTAACAGCAGCCGCGTTCACCACGAACTCGCCATTGCTCAGCCATGCGCGAATTGAGTCGCTAGTAGAGGTTCCGGGACCCCGCACGTAGCCGCCGCTTGCAAAGCCGCCAGCGCTCGAAGTGTCCGCGGTTGATGAAGACGAATCGGCGCTCGAAGCCAAGCCAAGCAATCTCATCACCCGGTCAAGCTTCTCGAATAGCCACGTTAGGACGGCTTCGAACTTGGCGCGGAAAAAGCTCGTAATGGCCGTCACGCCGTCAAGGAAGCCTTGCTTGATAGCGCCCCAATTCTGGTAAAGCTCGTAGAGCGCCGCAACGACCGCAGCAATAGCCAGCACCCAGGGATTGGCGAAGAGCGTGGTGACTCCGGCAAAGAGCTGAATAGCCGCCCACAAGGCGCTCACCACGGCTATGACCCCTGAAATCGAGGCCCCTATCAGGCTGAAGACGCCGGAGAACGCCGCTAAGACTAGGAGGGCGGCTTGAGCTTGCGGGGTCAGGTTCGTGCCGAAGAGCTGGTTGATAGCGGCGCTCACCGGCCGGATAGCCGAGACGATGGCATTGAAGGCCGCAACGACCGCGTCTTTAACGGTTATCGCAATGCCTTTGAGCGCCACGAAGGACGTATAGACCTCCTTGGCAAAGGTTTCGCCGGGAACTGCCGAAGAGCCGGTGCGCAACAGCTCCATGAACTCCATAGTGAACTCTTTGACGGCTTGCGCGCTGTCTTTAGCCCATGCCAGGATCGCGTTCCGGCTGCCCCTCAGCTCTTGAGTAAGGGCCTCGATAATCTCCACCGCTGGCGCGCCAAAGATGAGAGCAACCTTGCCCCTCAGATTTGAAAAGGTCCGGTCAAGCTCTCGGAAGGCAATATCCATCTTTCGAGCCGCTTCAGCGTCTTGCGTGCTAAGGCCGCCGCCAGCTTCGAGGACCTTATCAAAGCGCTCGCGAGATCCTGTCACCTTGTCGATAGCAGCGGCGAATGCAGCTCCTTGCCTGCCAAAGCTTGCAGCGGCCTCGGAAAGCTCACGCGTGCGCAAGCTCGCAGCCCCTGCACCGTCACCCAGCGTTACAACCTTGATCCCAGCTTGCGCGGCAATGGTAGACAGCGCTGAGGCGTCAGTCTGAACCTGTCTCAGGCCTAGGGCCAGCGAACTAACCGGCGTGCTAGCCGCAGTCTGCATAGCCTTTGCGAGGTCCACAATTACGTCAAAGGTACTCCGCAGATTGCCGCTAGCGTCCTTCGCCTCGATCTTATACTTCGTGAGCGCGTTGGTAGCGCTGTGAGTTCCGTTAGCGGCCTCATCCATCCACTGCGCTACGTGGCGCATAATCCCGGTTATGGCTTCCTCTTCCACGCCGGACTGTTCAAACATTTTCTTGAGCACTTGGTATTGCTCAATAGTCATGCCCGCCTCTTTAGCGGCTGTGTCCATATCCGAGACGGCGCGCGCGCTCGACTTGATAAGCCGCTCAAAGCCTAACGAGGCCCCGACAACAGCCGCTTGCATAAGGCCGAAACGAGTCGCCACGGTTTGAATGCTGCTGCCCAGATTGTTCAAGGAGCCGTGAAGGTTGCCGCCAAGATTGCTCAGCTCCTTAATGCGCGCGCCTGCCGATTGGATAGAGCTTGCCAGAGGCCCGGTAGTGCTGGCGGCGGAAGCCATGGCGGATTTGAGCTTGTCAAAAGCATCCTTACCGGCAACCCCGATGGCAGAGAGCGCGGCCTCAAATTCCTTACCGCCGTCTAAGGAAATGCGCTGGATTAGTTGCGAGGTCATATTAGTCCTTTAGTGCGTTAAAGTAGCGGCCGGGAAGCTCTTGAAAAGCTCTCTCCGCCAGAGAGAAGATGTGAAAACGCTGCTTTATGGTAACACTCGCCACACCTACGAACAACGGCGCTCTGACTTCCTCAGTTTTACCAGCTTTTGAGCCAAAAACTAACTCAGACTTAGAGAGTTTTGGGAGCTTCCCTTGCGCGAAGTCTTTCGCCTTGCGGGTCCCTAAAGTTAAACGCGCAAAGAGCATCGGAAAGTGGCCGGGGTCGCGCGCAAGAACAAGCTGAACGCCAGCTTCGCGAACTTGAGAAGGCGACATCTTTGAGCGGCCGAACCTTTTCGGAACATTAGGAAGCGGAATCCACAGAAGCCGGGAACCGCGGATTGAGGCCCCCTTCTCGAATACCCAACTATATTCGATCTTATGATAAAGAAAGCAGGCTGCGTCTATGGACGGCTTCGAGCCCTTGGGGTAGGTGTTCACGCGAAGAGCGTTTCGCCATTTGCTGGAAAACCCCGCCGCGCCAATATCCGCCCGGCCCTTGGTTTTGAGGTCGTTGGCCGTCTCTCCGATAGCCTGCTTAGCGGCGCTCGCAACCGATCCATACTTCTCTTTAAGGTATTGCGACAGATCGCCCTGAACGGAAGCCAAGTAAAACCGAAATTCCTGCAAGACCGCTTTCCCTCAGTTCCATTTCTTCTTTTATATCTTTAATAGCTTTGTGACCCCGCCGCCTGGATTAGGCCATCTAAGAGTTCCAGTTCCAGTTCCGGTTTCACTCCCCCCTAAAGGGGGGAG